CGCATACGATACGGAGCCTGCGATTGCTTGACATTGCCGCAAGCGCAGTCGCCATGGCGTATGATTTGCCCGAGCCGCGACCGCCGTACAACGCCTTATAGTCGTACGGCTGGAACAGCGGGCCGAACGCGGCACCCATTTGGATATTGAGGGCCGCGCCCATGCTGCATCAAACCTTGGTGCGGGAAGGCGAGTTCGGGTTGGACGCGACCGGGGTATTGACGCGCTTCGAAGTGATCGATTGACTGTCAACGACGCGAGCAGCCGAGACCGGTGCATTGCGTTGAACGCCAGCATTGCGATTGACGGGTGTCGTGACAGTCGAGCGAGCGCGACCGCCGCAAGAAGAGCAAGCCATTCTAGTCTCCTTAACCTATGATGAAATAGACCATGGCGGCGAACCATAGCCCGAGGAAGAAGCCGAATGTCGCACCGCGATAGAAAAAGCAGATGGGGCAGAACGGCTCAAGCCAGAACATTTCTGCGAACAGCGACCACCGGGAATTGTGGGGCAGCTCATAGCCGTTCAGTGCTTTGGTGAAAATCCAGTCAATCCAGGAGCGTACATAATCACGTCTGCGCTTGTTGATCCGCGCGGCACGTATCCGGAGTTGCAGTTGCATCTGCCGATATGTGATCTGCTTTTCAAGTGTCCAGAACATCGAAGTTCACTCCGGCTTTCTCGGCGCTCGCGCGCAGAACGTTCATGCGAGCTTGCGTGCGAGCGAGCTTCAGCTTGATCACGTTGATCTGCGAGGTAATAGCCCGACGCTCGGCTCTGCTGAGGTCGCGCCGTTGTGCCTTCTCGGAGAGAAGTGCGATAGCGTCCGTTAGCGCCGACATGCCTGCCTGAACTACGGAGTATTGATCTGCGAATTTGATAGAAGCTGTGCCGACTTCCATAGGATTACCTCTGTCTAAGATCGCGAACCGTTTCCTTGAGTTCAGAGCGAAGTTCTCTGAGTACGTCGCGCACTTCGGACTTTACCTCGCGAAGGTCTTCCTGAAAAGCCTCAACAGCACCGACTTGGTTCTGTAATGCACGGGTATTTTCCCGAACTGCGCCGATGAGTTCCTTGGCCTGATCTTTGTCGATGATTGCTCCGGCCAGTTCAATGAAGTCTCCGCCTTGGCCGGGCTGCTTAGATGCGCGTCGTCCGTTCTGAATACCGAACCACGACAGAACGCCACCGATCAGAACAAGTAAACCGGTGGCAGCGTCCTCAAGGCTGAACTGCATTCTAGTGGTTCCTAAAGACGTCCGACAGTGACCTATAGATATTCAGGTATTCCATCAGAACAAAGGTTGAAAAGGCAAGCGGTGCAGCCCAAGAAGCAATGCCCATCCAAGCAGCTTGGACAAATCCCAAGCAGTAAATTCCCCAAAACATCAGACCGCACCAAGAGGCCGCAGCTCTCATATGGGGCGAGTACCTAAATGCAGCAAATGTCCCGTTCACGACGAGCGCAGCAAGCCGCACTGCGACGCAGACAAGTAGTGCGAATGCCCACGTTGGCTGATTTGCCCATGTGCGCACGACCGCGTACCCTTGAAACTCGAACATGTTTTCCTGAAACAATAAAATGAAACTCAGGAAAAACGAAGGGTAGATCATTACCCATTCGGTTGCTCGGATATGCCAGTGCTGTCTGATGCCGCGTGCCACGCGAAGTACGATCATGTCGAGCTCCAAGCGCATGCGGGAAGGTTCCTTGTTGTCTTGGCGATCACTGCAATAGGACTGCAATGCCGAGTGGTTTACCCGATTGGTGTGCACAGTCTGTCCACGTTTCGCCTGCATCGTAGCTAATTGAGCCAGCGTTGTAATCAGACTTGTATGCAACGTACAAGGTATCGCCATTTATTGCAACAATTCGATTATCAGGTGAGGTATTTTCTGATAACCCAGAACCTGCTTCCCAGGATGCGCCTCCATTGTCGGTGAATAGTACGTTCTCTGTGGAGCCGAACAGGATTATCCGACCTCCGAAACGCACACTATACGCCGCCCATGTGCCTTGGACAACGTCGGGTCCATTAGGGGCAGTAATCCAACTCAATCCATTGCTGGATCGAAAGCAATTATTGCTGCCGCCAATGAACGCGAGGAACCTGCCATTAATGCCGTCCCAGACTACCGAGCTTCCGCCCGGCATGCCGGTCAGAAATGCAGACCAGTTGACGCCGCCAGCATCAGCGGCATACATGTTATAATCATCTCCTTCTACGGAAATGATACCCCTGTTTCCGGTCAAGTTCACGGCAAAGCCGGTGGCCTTACGCATGACATTACCGCGAGCAGGATATTGTGTCCAGTTTATGCCATTTGCGGAAATGCTAACGCACGAGCGCGAGCCTTCCTCCATAATAGCGATAAACTTGTTCCAGACCGGAACCCAGAACACATATGCGGGATACCCCTCATTCGGATTAGCAACGCCGACCTGCCAATTGGCCCCAAAGTCGGTGCTGTATAGGAACGGTTGACCGGGGTCTTTGTTCCCTGCGACGAGCAGACCCGTGAACGGGCGCATTGCCAGACCGCGCATTAAGCGACGGCCTGAGTAGCGGACCGCTTCGGTCACTTCCGGAGGTATCACGCCAACCGGGCGATGAATGCCATTCCCTAGAACAATGAACCCGTCATCGACAAGTCGATTGCTCGGGTGGACCATAAGGTCCATTGAATTGTTCCATGGATGTGGCATTGGGCCTCACGGCTGAATGATCATAAATGTAAGCGCATTATTCGATACGACTTCACCTACGACTTCCATTCCGTAAGCGCCGTAGCTGAACTTAATCTCAGCTTCCTTGATCATGGTGCCAGTGAGCGCCATGCCGTAGTGACCATACGTCAAGCGAGCGTCAAGGACAACGGGCGTAGAAGCTACGACCGCCATCGAATAGGCACCGTAGGAGAAGATGATCGAATTCGGTTGCGACATGGAAGCAGACATGTCGTAAGCACCATAGGTAAACTCGATATCTGTAGCAACAGGCGAAGTGCCCGTCATAACGATATCATAGGCACCATATGTAAACTCGATATTTGCTGGCATAGAAACGTCGGCGTCGAGCTCCATGCCGTATGCGCCGTAACCAAACGTCAGGGCGGCACCGAACTGTGCGTCGGCGTCAATTTCGATCGAGTATGCGCCATAGGTGAAATTGACCATCATGCCGATCGGCTGGAAGCCTTCAATCTCCATGGAATATGCGCCATAGCTCCATGCAATATGAGCTGCGTTGCGGCTATCCATTTCGGCTTCTAGCGCATAAGCGCCATAAGTGAATTCAATCTCTGCCTTGATGCCTTCCAAGATTTCCATCGAGTACGCACCATAGGTGAACTCGATTTCTGCATTCTCGTACAGACCGGCATTGAGCAACATCGAGTACGCACCATAGGTGAACTCGATCTGTGCTAGCGGCAAGAATTCGGTTTCTTCCGTAAGCATTTCCGCTTCTAGCGCGATAGCCGGAGCTCGGAACACTTGCGGCAGAGCAGGGACAATGTCGCCGTTAGCATTTGCAAGAATGCCGTCCATGCCAATCAATGCGATAGTGAACTCGCCGTCGATAGAGGCTTCGGCCCCAAGCTCTGCCAGCATACCGATTATCGGCATAGTGAAGCTTGCGGCAAGATCGAGAGTGCCCGGAGCAGGTACGTCAACCGTATAAATGACCACGCCGCCGCCGCTACCGGAAGTTCTGGCAAAGGCGAAGACACCAGAGCCATTGCCGGTGCCGCGACCGGCGCGGGAGGCGTGCGTCGCCATCGCGGGCAAACTGTTCTTGTCAGCTACGAAGTTAGGGTCGGCCCAATTGTCAGGCACTACCGAACTATTAGAGGTCGTGAACGGATATTTGCCGAGGATGTAAGTAGCGCCGACTGAGTTATGAGCAGCCTGCAACGTCTGACCGACCCAAGTCGGCGTACCTGTAGGATCGAGCGTAAAGCCGCTGGAAGCATTACCAGAGAAGATCGAGCCGGAAATAATACGATTGCCAGCTTCATTGAACTGAACAGCCCAATTGGCCACGGCAGCGCCGCCACCAGTGACCGGCATACTGGTGAAAACGTCGGTAAGTGGCGTCCCGCGATCGTAAACGCGCAGACCGAGGCTCTGGCAGGCGAGGGCGGCGTAGCGACCATCAGAAGAAAATTTGGCGTCCTGGATCGTGTCGGCGATAGCGATGTTCTGGACAAGCGTGTCGCTGACCACGTTCCATAGTGTGGCCCCACCGCTCGCGGCACCGATCAAAAGGATACGCTCATCCTTGTCGATATCAATGCCGTTTGCTCCGCCATGTGTGACCGCAAACTGTTTTTCGTAAGTCCAGACGCCACCAACGAGCGTGCATCTATGAACTTTGTCATTGACAGGCACATAGAGAGTGTCGGAGTTAGGACCGAACACTGCGTCAACGATCGCACTAGACGCCAGCGGCAGTCCGGTAACGGTCTGCATGCTGTCATAATCGCCGGTCGTGTCGTTGCGGACCAAAATTTTAACGGTCGTGGTTGCGGTCGACGGGCAGCAAGCAACGTACTTACCGTCCGGAGAAACAGCAACGCCATAATACTCGATCGCTGGCAGGGAAGCAGTGACAGTTCTTTGCTTGAACGCAAGAGGAGCCGTGAAGATACGCGCACCACTCGTTACACCGGCCAGAACAACCGTCCGACCGAGACCCGTTTTGGGGGAGGCCCCTGCGCCGCATCCGCCAGTCGGCTGAGCTAGTACCGAAAAATCAAGTCGTTCGGTTACGGACGTGACGTCGTCCTGAAAAACGTGCGGCGCGGCTGTGCTGACCGGCGAAAAGTTTACGAGATCAGCACCAGAATAAGTGTAGAGAGCGGCGACAGACGCCGGGGTAGAGATAAGTGTAGTTGGTGTCCAATCCGTAGAACTTGTCAGCGCGTAGATATATGCGCCAGTGCCGCTCGAATTGGCGGAAGCCACGAACCGCTTACTATTGCGATGCCAGCTGAGTTGCCAGCTTCCTTTCGTCGGCGTCGATCCACCAACGATTGTCATGAGCGTGTAAACAGCCCCGGCGCGCTGATAGACGCTGACGCCAGCAAATCGGTCTACAACAGCGACATACTTGCCATCGGGCGAATACTTGACGTCTTCGCCGCTGGTCCAGGCTACGTTTTTGATGATCGAATTTGAAGCGATATCGTAAACTACAAACGCAGTCAGGAACGCACACGCAATGTGCTGCCCGTCAGGAGATATGCTGACACCGCGTACCGCCTGTCCGCCCAGGACAGGTATCGCCGTGGCCGTCCACGTGTCGACGCCGCCCGGTGCAGTGTAATCAAAACGATAGAAGTTTGAGCCGATCGATCCGTATGCCTTGATATCGTTTGCAAATGTGATATCAAGGCATTGCCCGGTAGCACCAGAAATCGCAACAGCAGTATCATAGTTGCCCGCAGCGCTACGCTTGAGCATGTAGCTCGTACCGGAGTTCGCACCAAGTGCGACCCATTGTTCGCTATCAGAGATACCAGCGCCAACAAAGTTGAGGCCGCTTACTGCCGCTGCAACTGTCCGCTCGATGTATGGGAGGGCCATATCGGCTCCTTACTGGCCAGTGGGAACCCTGATGTTGAAGCCGATAACCAGCAAAGTTACACCGAGTGCAATTGTTGTCGAAGTGATAGTCATGTCGCCGCCGCCGCCCGGCGCGGAGACTGAGCCGTCGAAGCGGACCGTACCGCCACTGTCCTTGACGCGGACCCAAGCAGCATTTCCAGCCGCGATCGGCGTGATATCGGCAATGGCATTTGCGGTCGCAACAGCGACGACGCCAGACATGGCGGCATTGCCGAAAGCAGGAGTTGGAAAGGTGCCTTCGGCGAGCTTGGTCTGCGTCGTAACAGCGGTTTGCGGATTTGCCGGACGCGCGCCGTTATAGATTTCGAACTTGCCCCCATCGAGCAGATCGGCCAGATAGTTGGCGATCGCCAGAGCGTCGGTCTGAGAAAGGATGACTGTCATAGCGACCTCACGTAACGAACTTCAGGAGGGTGCCGTCTGCGCTCGCGATGGTCACCGTGACATTGGAAGGCACGACAATATCTTCGCCAAATGTGACGTAGACCAGAGGCGTGTCATTGGTTTCGTCGTAAATCAAGATCGACTGATATGTCAGTCCGCCTTGCGTCACGATCTGTTCGACCGGGTCGAACGTAATAGATGCTAGATCACCCGGCCCGGCAGCATATGCGACGTTGCTCATCAGCACGCCACCGGCAGGCCAGTTGTTCCCGTCAACCTCAACTGCCGCGAGGATGGTCGCCGCCGAGCCCGCTTGCGCATCAAAGACGTAAGTATTGTCCAGAAGCGCAAGCTTCATGGCCGCTGTGTCAGCTGTCTGCAAAGAGAACGCCTGTATAGCCGCGCTGTACAGGTTGGCAAAGGGTACAGGCTGCGCCACATGGTCGGAAACAGCGTCAACAATGATCGTTGCCGGAAGGTTGGTCATGATGGCGTCGGCATTGCTGAAAGAGCCGTCTTCGGCACGCAAACGGGCCTTTTTCTGCCCGCTGTCGAGCAGATAGCGACCATCAGCCGTCCATTGCAGGGTCTTGCCGAAAGTGTTGATCGTTTGGCGCTTCTTCAGGTAGCCGCCAACGCGCTCGTAGACGCAAGTCGTATAGACGCCCGCATTATTAAAGCTGATTGCAATCCACTTGCTGTCGTATCGAATGGAAATCGCAACTGCGTTCCCGACGCCGGGCTCATTGATGCGGCTGGCTATATCATAGGTCTCGTCAATAACGGACCAGACTTCAATGGTCGTGTCCTCAGCAGCGATCAGCCACAGTGCATTCGGCGTGAACGCGGCAACATCTGGTCTAATCGCCATGTCGCCAAGGACGTCAGAAGGCGTAAAGATCGGCGTGCCATAGGTCGGGTTGACGCTGTCGGCATGATAGATCATTGACTGGTTAGCAGCCAGCCCCAAGAACAAATTCTTTTCGGAGGCAGCGACCACGGAGAAATCCGCATTGCCGACAATGTTCTGCTGGTTCTGCCAGCCGAGCTCAGCCGCCTTCATCGAATTGGGAATGGTGTTGAACGTATTCATGATGATCCACAGATTGCTATCGGGAGTGATAGCGCCCTTGAAGATACCATTGTTCAGGGTCGGTACGTTCGCGTCCTGGATCAGTACGCCGCTGAGGTCCCACATCGAAGAGATGGAGCCGCCGAACGAAGAAAGATTGACGATGTGGAAGCCCGCGACCCGCGTGCCTTCGGAGATGAAGGCAAGGAATGGTTTATCCGGTGCAGAGCCGGAATGCGTCATCGTGGCGACGCCAACCTGCTGGAACGAGCTCTCGTCATTAGCGAGCTCGAAGATGCGGAGCGTATTGTCACTGGCAGTCCATACTGCCAAACGTGGATTACCTGAAATCATCGCTCCGCACCTTTGAATTGAAACGTCGGCGACACGAACACTGAAGTCTACCCGCTATAGCCGTGTGCTAGACCCGGAACCCCTGTGCCGTCTGATCGCTCGACTTATTCCGAATGCGTGGCGACCCAGGAAACGATCGTGACTGCAACGCCGAGAACGAGGCTGGTATTGGCCAGCTTCACATCGCCGCTGCCGGAGGTATCGGTCACATCGACATCGGCGACGGCATTGTTGTCGCGATCGAACACGCGGCCCCAAGTGGCAACATCGGTGGCGAGCGCGTTCGCGTCAGGCGGCAGATTGGCCGAAGCCTGCGCGCCGCCGGAAACCTGCACAGAAGGGTCGAACAGCGGATTTGGATTGATGAACTCGACCAGCAGCGTCTGCGTGGTGATGGCAGTCACGACCGAAGCCGGGCGGACGCCGGAATAGAGGCGAAGGTGACCGGAACCGGCAGAGCCGAGATCGAACTGTGCGTTGATGGCGTCGCAAGCAGCGCGAGCAGCCGAATTACGGATTTTCGTAACCATGTGGTTTCCTTTTCTGACGGCTCATCGCCAATTGCGCAATACTACGCTACAAAGTCCAGTTGACGCAAGCCCTGAAGCGTCAAAGCTACGTTAGAAAATGCTGCATCCTCTAGTGCGGAAACAGTGAAAACGTCTCCTACGAGGAACTCAACATCAACCGCGAAATTGATGTTGATCGAAGTTGTGTCGATCGTAATGTCACCAATGGCAACATCATTCCTGAACAGGTTGAGCGTGACCGATTGACCTGCCGTACCACGGAACTTGTACTGAATGTCGGGAAGACTAGCTTTAAGCGTGATCGGCTTCGACGCAACATAATCCAGGATTATTTGATCTTCCAGAACTGGACCGGGGCGCGAAACCACGATCTCATGTACGACTGTGCGCCCGTCAGCGCTGAACGGAAGCGCTTCATCGATCGCCTTTAAATGATCGCGCACGGAAGCCGATAGCGGGAAGTAGTTGACCGGCTGATACTGAGCATGGACATGCTTGGCATTATCTCCTAGCAAGTTAAGCCCGGCAAAGTCCGCAGCCAGCGGATCGGACTTGACCCCAAGCATCATATATGGGGCGGTTCCGGTCTTCTGGATCGCCCCATAGCTGCCGTTCGGCTGGATAGTGGTCACGTTCTTCATGAACAGTGCGCCATTGGCCGCGCTCGCGGTCGAGACGAGCGAGACGCCGCCATTCTGGATGATATAGCCAATGCTGTCGATCAACAGCAGACCAGCGCCGTGCGTGATCTTGCCGAGCCGGATGTGATCGATGATAGAGAGCTGCACCGGGGCGCTGTTGAACAGAACTGTCGTTGGCTCTGAGCCACCGCGCAAGATCAGCGCGAACGCTGAGACCTGTAGCGGGTCTTGCAGAGATAAGACACCGGCAATGGAACCATCGTTGAGCGTCATGAAGCTCTGATTGTTGCCGGTAAACTGAACAGCCGTGGCCGTTGGTCCGTCTGCATGGCTGATGGAGACGTTGTCGAGCGTATGCGATCCAGCCGAGTTCGCGACAACCAGCGCCGGAGCTCCAGCCGTGCCGACTAGCTGTAGGTCCTTGAGCCGCACGCGAGCAATGCCGTCGCCGATCGTGTGATGACCGCGAATGATCACAGGGTTGGCATCGTTCGGGCCGAAGCCCTGCACGACGACGTCTGATACAAATGCGACGTTTTCTACATAGGTGCCGGGCGCGAGCAGGATGACGTCAGAAGTCTCCGCCTGCGCAAGCGCAAAGCCGACCGTCTGATACGGCATGAAGATCGATGCATCTTGGGTGAGCGCATCGACACCGCGAATTGCATCAACGTGGATGAGCTGCCCTGCGCCCCACTTGGTCAATGCCTGAACATTGACGTCAACGGTCAGTGGGTCTCCGGCCGAGCCGTCGCCGCCGATGGTGGCGGTCGCTGTATCTTCTGTGACGACTGTTGCGCCGCCGCCGGAATTGTCCAGCGCTTCCCAATCGGCCGGGTCAAATGGTCCAGGGGCGATCGGTCCCAAGGCTCGGTAAATGACGCCATTGTGCACGACGACTTCTGGGAAGTCATAGCTCTGTGAAGGGTCGAAGTCGGGAATGTTATTGCCGCTACCGGACGGTCCGGGAGGGGCTGGCATGTCGTTGCCCGGTAGCGATACCGGCTCGATCTCTTCACAAACCGGTCTGCATCCGACAATCGCTACCATATCCCGCTCCAAATTATCGACCCGGAGCAAGGGCCAGCCAATTACGCCCCGAGCCTACTCTAGGATCATGTTCCGCCGCTCCACAAAGAATGATTTGTTCGGAGTAGGCTCACTGATCGATTGGCTATAATAGTCCTCGTTAGTCAACGATTTCAGCACTTCGGAAGGGAAGAACTGGACCACGCGCCTGCCGGGGACGAAGTATTGTTGCTTCTGGTTCTTGGTGAACTTCCAATAACCGGGAAGTTCCTTGACGTAGAAGGTGCCGAAGTTCTTGACCTCGATCCGCCCGCCGTAGAGTGCGAGCGTGTACATGATGTCGGCAGCGGTTATATCTTCTGGCGGCTTTATCCGGCTGTCCAACGCTTGCTGAACCCTAGCATCAATGGTCCTGCGCTGCAAGGCTCTTTGCGCGAAGTCGAATATATCCTGACATCTGCGGTCATTATCTTCGCCAGCCGGGATTTGATAGTATTCTAGTCCACCTTCTTGTGGCGGATATGCGTTGGCCTTGAAGCCAGTCTGAACATTACGAGCGCGTGTGAACTTTTCTGCGGCTGGAGGCCGATCTTCAACCTCCGGCCCCAACAAAACGTTGCTCGGTGGGCGGGCGTCTATCACTTTGTCCGGTAGGGAGGGATCGCCGAGCTGGCGCAATGCAGCTTGGACTTCAACCTTCGGACGACGCTGGCGGGGCATCGTCATCATCTCTCAGTGCATCGTTCTGCTGCCGTGCGGCATCCTCCGAGATGAAGGAGCCGGTCGGGATCAGACCGATATTGATGGTAGCCGGGGCAAGGTCCTTGCCATCCGCGCCGGTGAGTTCCATCTGCGACTTGTCACCGAAGACCTTGGGCAGCATCTTGCCCATCATCCATTTGCGGACGTTGATCTGCAGTTCGGCGCGGCGGATGGCCTTGCCGTTGATCGTCGGACCGGTAGCGCCCATGACGGCGTCATCGGTGGCGTCTTCGGCAATTTCCAGGATTTCGTCCAGCTGCGCATACGAGCGCTCGCGCAGCGCGAACTGATACATCTGCTCGAAGCGCTCGAGACTGACGCGCCACTGCTTGACCCGATAGCTGGTGAGGCCATCTACCTGAGCAATGGCGTTCTTTTCGGACATACCGTCGACGAGGTACGCAAGAAATTGGCGTGCCAGCCCCTCATCGAACTTGACTTCGATGGCGGTGCCTGCTTCAAAGATGTCTTTGAGACCAATAGTTGATACGTCGTCCACTGATAGCTACTCCGAGTGTCCGGAGTTGACTATATAGGGCCGTTACTCACTAGGCAAGCGCCGATGAGCCTCCGGATTGAGGAAAACATCAACTATTTCGCAAAGATCGCGCACAGGGTTAGCGCTATCCATGAAGAAGCAATCAGCGATAGGATAACCCAACCGCCAGTGTTCGGCCCAAAAACCTGGAACAGCATAACCGACCCAACGCCCACTGAGCTTAGTGCCAGTAAGCAGACAAGCGCGACCACCCGCCTTAGCGAATTCGTAATGCCATGTGACTTGGGAGGGTCTGACCTCTCTCGGAAAAATGCGACCATTTTTCAAAACTCCAACTTTGAGTTCAACTGGTAGCAACTGTTTCGAGCGGTCTTCCATCAACTGTAGGTCCGGATAGCCGGTCTTCGACCCCAAGCCGGGTTCGTAAGGGCACGACCAGAACGGATAGCAGTCGATAATGAACCGCTTGTAGTCGATTTCGTCCTGTTTAAGCTTGACCGAAGGGCCGTTGTCTAGGTCATCAAAGCTTTTAGCCATCTTCGGCATTACAGTAACCTCTCTGCGCCCATGCAGGCCGCGCTAACGTACAGGCACCGCATCGCGGGGATCAATAGGAGGTTCGAAGCCCTAGATCGCGCACGATCGTAGGTTTCTACCATGAAAAATGAGCTGAGAATGCATATCCAACTAGCAAAAGTTAGGAAATGGCTCATAGAAACTGCCTCGCGAACTCAAGATCGTCGTCAGTTGGTATAAAAGTTGCTTTCCCGTCCTCCACCTCAGTAAGATATTCGTGAATGTTCTGCTTCATGCGTTCCCGACCGCGCTCTGTCATGGTGACATAGCACTTCATGAAGTGCGTGAGCGGCAAAATCATAATTACGCCGGTCTCGAACTTGGCTTCGACGAAGGCTTTCTCGGTACCTTGGCGGCGCAACCCGACTAGATTGCCGAAAATTGTGCAATCGACCTTGTCAGTGAAGGTCATTTTCACCTTCATTTGAGCATCCCTTTGGTGAACCCGCGCGATTGAAAGACATATTGGTCGCCATCGCGCATGTTTTCGTCGAGTTTGAAGCGCAAATCCTTGAACATGTCGATCGGGACCCGCAACATGTTGCCATTTGAAAACCAGACCCAGACATAGCCGGGGTCCTTGGCACTGTCGAAATGGGTAGCCTCGCCGAGCCCAAAGACATCCGGCGCAAGGTCTGGCGCGAGGTCGATATTGGCCCCAAAGTCGCGTTCTAACGAAGAATAGAGCAGAAAAGTCCCCTTTGCAGAGACCTTGTTGGGGTCGCGCTCGTTTTCGTTGACAAGCTCGTAGCTCATGCGCTCCATTCCTCTAGGCTGTTGATCAGCCAGAACCGGCTATGCCAGCCGCCGAACGTGGCCGGGGTCCAGCGAATGATGATCCCGCCGCCAACGCGCTTGTTGATAACGTACCTGATCACTTGGCCTCCTCGTATTTGGCCAGCATCCGATTGACATCGACGTTGGTCATTGTTGGATAGTAATTCAGGAAAATCTTGCGGATTTGGGTCCGCGTGTAGCCGCCCTCGATCATGCGCGTGAATTCGCGTTCGGCCTCGCGCCATGGGCGATCGTCCGGCCATTCCTGCATATACTGCTTGCGGAAATCTTCTACGCGCCGGGCCGTGATGTATTCCTCGGTCCACGCATTAAGCGACGTGGCTTCATCGAACCAATAGCTCGGGCCACACACTTGATATTCAAGCATGGCGTCCTGAAGACCCTGCTTGGCGTATCCTCTAGTATACGCCTGATAGACCAAATCATCTACTGCAGGCGGGCGGGATGTGATAAATCTATCAGCTCCCTCGATTGGTTCTGTTGTGATTTGCGGCTCAAGCCATAGATTATTCTCAGACACATTGTCCCTCATCAATAGTGGAGCGCGGTTGGGTGCTGGTCGCTCAGCGCTCTCGCCCGACGAGGATCGGACCCAACCTTCTTTCCCGGACAAAGGCGGTAGCCCGGACGGCGACTTCCCTCCATGCGGCACGGAGGGTGGGGCAGTTGGTCCAGCTGACGAGGCCATACCAACCACGCGGCGGAGAGTGGAAATCCGCCGCTGAAACGAACAGGTCCGGTCCATCCTGTAAAATGAACCGGACCTGCTACTATGCTCGGTATGGTTTGGTAGCCCTACGTCGCATCTCTGAAACTAACCCGCTTCCTAACACCGATAGTCACGGTCGCGGGACGGCTCGCTCTTTTCCCGGACATGGCTCAAGCCGTAAGACCATGTCACAGCGGCCCGAAGGCCCTCGTAAATCTCCACCCTGATGTCAACATCTTTCAGACCTTGCGGTTTTAAACTGAGGCGCGGGTCACGCCTGAACTTCCCAGCCCTGCCGACTGGCTCGCTGCACCACCTGCGCGGCTGCAAGACTGAGGGATCCGTGAACCCCAAAGGCAGTGCAGCGAGTGGAACCTAAACTACAAGGTATTTTACCAAAGGCAAGTGGAAAATAAAAGACCCGCTGCCGGGGTACGACAGCGGGCTAATTCAGGAGAACAATGAATATGCAAACTTCCGGGAGGAAGGGGATAACATTTCAGTGTGCCTCAGAATGCTACCTGCCACGCAGCTATTTGACAAGCTTTAACCTCACGAAACTGGCAGGGGTTAAGCGGTGTCATGACTTAGTCCTCGCAATCCTCACTCCGACGACTTGAGCGACGGGCCTTGAGACACCCGAGCCAAAACGCCAGCATCGGCAGAAAGATAATCCAGAATGTGAAGTGGGGCATTGGATGTCCTTCACAGCTTCGACTTTAAATAGGCGGCAATGATGATGCAGTCCAAGAGCAAGCCGATTATAAGCGTTATGATCGTAAATGCGTCCATGCTACTCTTCCCTGAGCTTCTTGTAGAAATGAAGTAGCTGTTCAAGCTCTTCCTTGGAGAAGTATTCTTCTGAGCCGTGGTCGTGGATGAATGTTGTGCCTTCGCAGAGATAGACCCAGCGGATGTACTTTTCCAGTAGAGTGTAAAGCTCGTCTTCGTTCATCGGCATAATTAAGGTCCGTACTTGAAAATTGCGAATAGGAGGAACAACAGGAACACTCCAATCATGAAGCCTGCCGCGCCGAGCTCGCCTAGTGTGTTATAGTCCATGTTCATGGTATGAAACTTTCTTTCGGCGGAGGCGGAGCGCGCCAGTTGTTCGGCTTTAGCTTGGGTGGTGCCACGGCGGGCTTGTGCCAAGCTTGATCGAACGCCTGCATGGCTTGAGCGGGAGTGCGACCGGCCCCAACGACGCCGGATTGCAAATCACCATAGATCGCGAGCCAGTGATCGCCGTCTTGCGTCAGCGTTGGCCGATAAAGCACAGAAGGGCGCTGATGCTCCCCTAGCATGCTATCGAAATTGGCTCGGGCCATGTCGAGGGCATGACCGGCAGAGTTGGTCAGCATGGAGACATGCTCGCGAATGATCTGGTTGGCGTCGACATTGCTGAACCTCGATCGCACTGCGTCGTAGATTGCTTGGTAGTTATCGCTCATTGTTTGCTCCTGATCGTTCTGTAAATGCAAAAGGCCCATGGCTCCGGTTGCCATGGGCCTTGAGAGACTAGCCGCTGCAGACGGCACGTGCGGTATGTGACCCTCTACCAGCTGAGATTACACGGCCTTCCGGGCATGGGCGGGCTCGAACCGCCGACCTTCGCATATCGCACTTCGTCATGTGATGGCTATCGCTTTATTCGGCGGGCCATCGAGTTAGCGCCAAGTTTGACAAACGAAAGGATACCATCGCACGGGCTGTCGGCCCGGTGCCTTCTCCGATCGCCCATGGCGCATGGGGTAGGTATAAGGGAGGACTGGCTAAAATACAAGGTGTTTTTACCATGGAAATTGGAAAACTGTTTTCTGCAAATCGTCCATGGCCAATTCCCAACCGGCATGGTTTTAAAACGTACAACCTTTCGTTGAAAAGAATTCTGGTGGAATTTAAAAGACACGGAGACGCGACGCAGCGGGGCACTAGATCGTCGCTAGGAGTAGATCGATTTGGTGGCATTTTAATTAAATTGTATGCGTTAACGATCTGTTAAGCATGTCTAGGGTGCCGAGGGCCAGCGGCAGGGGTTATATTAGCTTTTGCTGTTGTTGCATAACATGCATTATGGAACTACATAGCGTTCCTTGAATGTTTGTTTGCCACGGAGCAGGCCGTACAGCGCGTTAGCACGCTGGCGGGTGCATGGTACTAGGGCCATGGCCCATTGCGCTCCTTGACTGTCTCTGTGGCAGTGTGCGCATGTCTAGGCTGGCAAGGTGCAGGGCGCTAGGCCCATGGTGCAGGGCAAAAGTGTACTAAGTACATGTTTTAGTCAGTATGTACAAAAGGACGGTCGTCTAAATGCCGAGAATGAGAGGGAGAGGTGCGGGTGCCGCCCAAGTATTGGCCAGCCTACCGGCCTCAGCGACGAAAGGTTAAACCAAATTCCCAAAACAGGCAGTTCTCTAAGCGGGTCTGGAAAATCGTATATTGGCCAGCCGCGACAGTAGAATTCGGAAATGCCGGGCGTGCGGCAAGTACAAACCATTACCGCTCACGACCTTGGTTTGTCCTATACTACTATTTTAACTACTACTTTTTATAATAATTAATTCCTAATGGCTAAAAAAATTTTACAGCCTCATAACAAAGCAAGTATATAAACGGTAATGCTTTGTGATCTACATTTCGCTCCGCAACTCCTTGTTTTTGTTGGGGCCAATGGGCCAAGGTCGCAAAACAGCCATCCATGCACCTTGGTTTACTTTCCTTACAAACCCAACCTTTGCCCATTATCAATGCAATGACTTACAACTAGCCCATGGTCTTCCGCCTTGCTACTAGGTTATTAATATTGTAATAATTTGCCAGCGGCCTCACAAAATACAAGCTGTCCAATGTGAACTCGCCACAAAACCATACCAAAAGGCCCACGGGCCATGGGAGATAATCAGTGAGCCAAGACGATTTTGATGCCATGGAAAACGCCTACCAAGACGTGCTGGATGCCCTCCAGTCATGGCGGACGGCAACAGCCCGGCATGCCCTTCTAGCCGTGACCGGCGCGCCTGACGACGTATGGCCGCGCTACCAGCAGATGCGCAAGTGGAACGTGGAAATTCGTGATAGCGTTGCGGATACCGTAAGCATGGTCAACAAGCGCATTAAGGGCACGCCAAAGCCCAAGCGCGACCAGACCGGGCGATATGCTTACTACCAAGAACTACGAGAACGTAACAGGAGAAAGTAATGGTTAATACAACATATCACCCGTATAGGCAGAACCCGCCGCATGAGGCAGATGAGCTTATGGGACAAATCCAAGCACAATACGACCGCACCAAGGCAGCAACGACCGCCCTGATCGATCTAATGGAAAAGAATTTCCTGCTACTGGCACGCCACCATAACGCCGACAAGGCCAAGGTAGAGGCCTTCCTTGAGGCCATACGGGTTGACTTCCGCATGGTGGATGCAGACTACACGGCGCGCGGATACGGCGGCTGGAAGGCCGGTCTGCGCTCAGTTGACCAAGCGCGGCGGGAACATTTCAATCGCAAGAATACCGAACGGCAAGCGCAGCTCAAGCAGGAGCGCGAGAGCTTCATTTATCAGGACGGTAATGGCGGTTACTACCGCATCAAAGAGGACGAGACGTACGACGCGGAAGGCAAGCTTACGGTCACGCAGCGCCGCATTACCATGACCCATGATCAGGTCGTGGCGCTGCAAGCCAAGCAAGCCCGCTCTATTCTCTAGGCGCGTCAGCGCCCTCAGCGGCCCTCCCTGCGTCAGCAGGGAGGCACTTTCCGCCTTGGCCTCAGGCCACAACGTTGAAGTGAAAGTGAATACCGTTCTGCATCGCTTCCATGCCAACGAAGACCGGGAACCAGCGGCCCTCAGCGTTCTGCATATGGAAATGGCGGTAGCCTTCCATCTGCTTCTTCGCAACTGCCTTCTGGCTGTTTTCCTTGGTGGCATAGGTCTTCGGGGCTTCGATCGTGAATTCGCGGTTGAAGTTTGCAGCAGCCATTTTAATCTCCATCAGGTTTGCGCCTCAGCGCCGTTGCTCATGGAGATCACAATACTGATTTCTCCGGGAAGGTAAACCCCTCCCAGACCCGCTTATCCACTTATAGTTAACGGCGAGTTAACGGCAGGCTTTCAGCAGCTCGGCCGCAAACAGGTCCACGCGTCGGGCCTCGGCCAGATCAGCCGCCATGATTGCCGCGATGCGGGCCTCCAGCTGCTCGGCTTGGCGGCGCTCATAGGTGGCGCGGCTGGTCACGCTGAACGAGATATTCAGGCGTCCGAACGAGAGGAACCAGATGCCGCCATGCTTGGCGCTACGAAAATTAAACATTTACATAACCTCCTTGGGGTCTCGGCCAGCGGCGATCAGCCGCGCACGGTAAATCAAAGCCCGCTGAGCGTCCGTGGCCATGCATTCGGCCATAGGGTGCTTTGCCAAGTGCGCGTGCACTCTCAGGGCGGTCTCAAGCGCCGGATTGGCGGCAAATGCGGCAACAACCTTTTCCATTACTCGGCTACCTCTTCAATCGTCGTGCGCGGCTGCAACCACGAGCGCTCCCACCGGTTGGCAACGCGCTCAGCGGCCTCGCGGCTGTCGTAGCGGTCGGCGTACTTCTTGGCGTGCACGGCCGGATAGACGCCCGCATCGTAAGCCGGGCGCTTGGCGTTCTTGAACATGAGAACTACGATAAACTTGGTCATGTGCGTCACTCCTTGTTGGTGACTTCACTCTACTGATTTCCACGCGCCATGCAAGCCCCAAACTTGGGGCCTGTTCGGCTATGGTTAACGACCGGTTAATAGTCGGCGTCAAGCCTTGTCCAGCAGGTCGAAATCGCCAAAGGTCGCGGCCTCGCGCTTCAACGCTGCTTTGCTGTTAGACTGCATAACTTCCGCAACCTTGCGCTCGGCGTTGTTTATCAGCACGCCAAGGTACTTGCAGGTCTGGCTGCTGCGGGCCATGTCGCCGTTCAGGTAGGAAATTTCAAGGGTGTAAGTCTTCATTGCCGTGTTCTCCGTTTAACCTGAGATCACTCTACTGATTTCCACGACAGGCGCAACCGGCTTGTCGGCGTATGGTTAACGACCGCTTAATTTCCGTTGGTTGGGGTCCATCGGCCATGGGCTGCGACGCACGGTCCCGCAATCCCTGCAGAACTGGTAAGGCGGCTCGTCGGCCAAGTCCCCAAGGGTTTTGGACCAATCGTGTACGGGCGCGATCAAGCCGCATTCGAAGGCAGCGATTACCGCGCCATCATGCTCAAGCTCGTCAATAGAAACCAGCCCTGCCCGTAGCAGGTCTATGTCCTTAACATCTTCCAGCTTCACAGCTTCATCCCGCGCGTGAACCACATGCCGCCGCCGACTACCAGCGCGACCACGACCGTGTAAACTACGATAACCGTTTCCATGTGCGTTGCTCCTTGTTGACTGAGCGCACCATAGCGCCAATCTGTTAACAAGCGGTTAACGACCAGCGCCTTCCCATTCCTTTTCTTCCAGCAGCCGTGCGCCTTCGGTCTGAGCAGCCTTAAGCGTGCGGAAGCCGGTAATCTTCTCGTTCTTCCAGCTGAGCTCCAGCGCCCAAGGGAACACGACCGCGCCGGTATGGTAGGCGGTCACGACCCACGAGCCGGTCCATGTTTGGTAGCGCTGAGAACTGCGCAAACGCCACTTACGCCCACTCATGGCAGGTACGTCAGCGCTATAAGCAGCGCCGCCACGGCTGCAGAGAAAACGTTAGCCGCTACCAGCAGCCGCACGAAGAATTTGCGCATCGGTCACCTATACCAGAAGAAAAGGCCGGGCGCGACCCATTGCAGGGAAGTGTCCTCAACTGCCAACCGCTTTGTCCCAAGGTCGGTGTCCCGGGCGTCCATCGGCCCGCGTGCAGGCTCCTTGATGACGCGCACATGTACGCCTTCCAGTCCCGGACCGACGCTGACCACATGGCCAATCCATTTCAGCTTGTGGTCATGGGCCATGCATCCGTCGCAATCAAACGCGACAACGGTCGCCCGGCGCAACTGCCGGGCCTTGTTCAGTAATGCCAGACTGTTCATGCTTTGCTCCACTTCTTCATCGCTCGGTAGCGTATGCGCAACCGTTCCCGTTCGGTAAGCTTTGCCGTGACATCCGTATAGCAGCGCGGCAGGTGCACGCGGCCTTGGCGCGTCACATAATAGCGAGCGCCCTTGTCCATCACGTAAACGTGGTCGCCTTTGCGGACTGCCATTAGGGGTCCACCTGCCACTCGATAAGCCCCAAGGCGGGGTAAACGTGCGCTGGCATGCCAGAAAGGTTTGCAATTGCCTGCAAGTCGGTTTTGCCCATATTGCGGACCACGCCATTAACGCCATTGACAGAAATGCCAATAGCAACATTTTCGGCATGCGGGCCAAGGGCCTTGAGGATTGCGGCAAGGGCCTGTTGGCGCTTGATTAGGTACGACATAACGTTCTCCTTGTTGACTGAAATCAACAATACTGATTACCTGCCCGGTTGCAAGGGCAAGTCACCAATATGGTTAACAAATCCTGTTGCGCGGCGCGCTGGCCGTGCTATGGTCCACTTGCGCTCCACGGCGACTGGCCTCCTCCCAATAGGCTGAAAGCCCGGCTCGATCCCTAGCGAGCCGGGCTTTTCTGTGTCAATCTCTCTCCCACTTGCCACACTTGCGGCACGTCCGTGTCGGCCCATTCATGCTAAATCCGTCTTCCCAGTCGTGGTCGCAACCGGGCGGTTTGCGGCGCTGCATCAGGACGTTGTGGCGCGGACTGCCGCTGTCTACAACGGACAATGAGCTAACCACATGCCAGCCATCCGCCGCGAGCTGCTCCACCTTTTCGTGATGGTGCATGAACACGTTCTCCAAACGCATTTCGTAGACAATGGCCTCAACCGGCTCTGGCTCCTCGCGGCATAGCAGCCAGTCGAAATGCTCATCGCCGGAAGAGCCGGGCGTCTTGCCTTGGGCAATGAGCCGCCAGCCATCGCCGAGCCCGCGAATGGCGTCTGCGAACTGCCTAATGGTTAGCCACCCAAGAACATGGTATTCGGTTTTCATAGCTAATCCCTTTCATGCCCCAAGGCGTTTAGCGCGGCGGCGACTGCCTCGCACTTGGCTTTGCCGGTCTCACCATACCAGTGAAAGACCTCCATCTGCAGTTGATTGTCTACAACGTCATGCCGCAACACGCGCGGGTTCCATTGCCTTTGTTTGACGACAGTGAACCTTACTTTCGGCTTGCCCTTGGTCTTTGCCAGCTCGTCCACAATTACCAGACTGTCCACGATGGCCCGCGCGACTTCCGTACTGCCGCACCGCGCAAATTCGCGCTCCTTTGGGGTGATAATCCGCGTCTCCTTGTCGCCAATGCCCTTGAAGACCGTGTAACCGGCCTTCTGGTAATTCTCAAGGCACGGGCCTTCCGAACTGTGGTCGGTCCAGCCGTCGTCCATCTGGAAAATCGTCACTGCACTGGTCCTTTCGTGATATGTCCCTGCCCCAAGGGCAAGCACGCCGCATCCGTTACCGGTATCTCTTCCGGCTTGCCATCTTCGCCCAAAGCTTGCATCCCTTGGGGATAGGCTACCACGGGCCAATCAATGGCCCATACTTGCTTTTCCATGCGCAAGCACTGCTCTTCCGGGACCACAAGGCGCATGACCTCGTCCTGCCCGGTCGGCGTGTTGTGCAGCAGCACGAATGCCAGCAAAATTGGTTTCATCGTCGGTATCACCTTTCCGGCTATCATCGCGCCGCCTATGCCGCCCGTGGCACAGACCGCAACGAAAATGAAAATCCTTAGCCATCCCGGTATCCCAGAAAATCCAGTGTCTGGCAAGCCTTCTCTTGGCGGTTTTCCCGGCATGGTTAATCTTTACCTCTCGGGTCCTTCATCAGCCACTCTATCGTCTCGCGCACTTGCACGCGCGGGTCGGTACTGCCGGTTAACGTGCCAGCGATGAACCAGTAGAAGAATGCAATGCAGAATATTGTTTCGATCATGGCTGATTAATCCGTAAACCGTGGGTGCCCATGGGCCATGTCAACGAGTGACCAGAGATTGTAAGCGATAACAACGGGGTCGCCGTTGTCGCTGGCCATGTGCCATCGGCCTTCATCAGCCACCCAATAAATCCGGTATGGTCTCCGGCGACGGGCCTTGCGCCTGCCGTATTCAACCATGACGGTTGTGCCGCCGCCGTAGCTGCAACTCAGCTCTACGTCGGATCGATCGAAAATCGGCACATGGTTTGCATCCAGCACGTGACCGCCATTCGCGTACAGCACGTCCATTTCGCGCTCAGCCGTGGCCAGAATGGCGGCAATGTTCGCCGGGGTAGCTTCGGCATTGAGAAATTGTGCAAGCGTCATACTGCCTCCTCGCCGCGCTCGTAGCCAAGGGCCTTGAGCCGGTTCAAGTGTTCCACCTTTTCGCGGATCAGCCTATCCATTTCCTCGCGCCGGGCAATCAGTAAATTCAGCTCGGTGCGATTACGGTTAACGAGAACCTGCAGATTTTTGGTCACTATCGATGTCCCTCAGCAAATCGCGTGCGGCGTTGTCCGCCTGCCGCTTCCAGAATAGAATATCGTTCTTGGCCTCAACAATGCGTTGCGGCTTGCCCTGCCGTCGGAGGATATAGCAATGGTCCAAGAACAGCTTTGCCGCCTTAAGTTTATCAAGGCGGCGCAGCAAGTTGTTTTCAAGTACAGTGCGCCTATTGTACGACAATGCGCTCTCCGTCGAGGAACTCGGAAGCAACGGATATTTCAAACCCGCAACCTTTGACATACGGCAGCTTGCAGATATACTCGCCGCCGCGCCAGAACAGGGCCTCGTCACCGCGCACGTTCAGCTTGAAATCGTAGCCGTGGCAGTCGGTCAGCAACCGCATGGCCTCAGGGGTAATGAACCCCTCCTGCTCGCCTTTTCTGTAGCCGTCCAGCGCGTCCAAGGCCTCTGCCAGTACCTCACTAGCCAAGCTAGGTGCAAGCGCTTCCACGGGCTGCTCTGTGGCTTTCTGTACTGCTGCCATAAGCGTCGGGTTACTGCTCGGCGGCAAGCCAAGATGGAATTTCACTTCGCCAAGCGTTACCGGGCGCACGCGGGCTGCATCAACCATGCGTTGCTCTTCTTCCTCGAACAGCTCATGCATGTACTTTTTCGGCGCGGCGGCTCCCTCATATCGGCAGGCCAGCGAGTGCGCCCAAATCACGCGGCAAGCGGGGTCGACCAGCGCAATGCAGCAATCGCCCAAGGTGTCGAACTTGACCAGCGTATTGCCCGGTCCGCCGACAAACTCGAAGCTGTTGAATTGGTCCGCGCCGTGCTGCTCCATTAGCACGCGCTTAATTTTATCAATATCGCTCATTTTCGCTCCACGGTTGCAAAACGGCTCTTCCGCCCGTGGAAGGATGATTTGTTACATCCACGGGCGGAAGCCATGCCTTGGGTCGGTTTGCGGGGTCAGGGCTAAGTCCCCAAGGCAGTTAGGGCAGGAGAGTTGAATACCTGCCCTATTCTGTTAATGGTGTTCCAAGGCCAGCGGCTTGCCGTCGTCGCCGTCGGTAATCTGGCCTGCCAGCGAAATTTCGCCCGCCAGCTTTTCCGAAAGCCCGTTGACTTGCAACGTGGTCCGTTTGCCGGGCGTCAGGTCGTTAATGTGTTCCTTCATCCACGCTTCGGCCTCGTCTACCAGCACAAGCGCCCGGCTATGCCCGCCAGTTGCCGCCGCCGTGGTCTCCTGAGCCTTGATCAGGGTCTGAAGGCGCAACACGAAAGCATGCACAATGTCGTTCATGCAACGCTTGCGGCTGAACAGCGTAACTTTCTGGTATTCCAGCGCTTTCAGGCGTACCTGCTCCAGCAGGAACGGGAACATTTCCGCCGCCATGACGCGACCGCTCTCGCGGCCTACCGCCGTGTAAGCAATAATGCCCTGCTCGTGGAACGCAACGCACTTGCAGCCGTAATATTTGGCGATCGCGTTCGGCAGCAGGCCGTGCCAGTCCTTCTTGGTTTTGGGGCCAACAAAGATCACGGTCCGCTCGATCGGGTCGGTCTTGACCACGTCGCCAATTTCCAGCTGATGCTCGGTCAGCAATGCTTGCGCCTTGGCAGCAAATGCTTCCGCTTCAATCTGATTGTCAGTGCCGCCCGCCTTCGCAAGGAGGGCAGCGATCTTCCGCTTCAACTTCTCAACATTCACCTTGCTCATGTTCGTTCTCCTGAACGCTTGTTTATTTATGCGTTCACAGTACACGATCCATTTCGAAGCGCAATAGCCTATTCGGGTTATGGTTAATGCTTCACAGCAACCAATCCCCGACGGGTTCCGCCTTCGCAGTGAAGCACGGGCATTTCTGGCACTCGGGCGCTATCACTTGGGACTTGATAGGAGGCCACTTGAAATCGTAGTATCGCGTAACGCTTACCGGCAATGGGTATTCAGGAACGGGGAATTCGCACCTGTAAGCCCAATTGGAACGCACACGCTTGACCCCGTCGGCGTCGGGCGGCACGTTCAAGTATATGCATCTACTCCCCGCCATCATATACACCTTTCTTCGGGCCATGGCGCAAGCCCTGCTCAACTTCAAGATTGTACTTGGCCACGCTCGGGGCATAGCCCATATCTGCCTCAATTTCGCCGATGCAACCCCAACAATCGCCGCCACAGTCCCGCGCAAGACCTGCGCTTTCTTCTGTAGCCAAGATGCGGTTGCAAAGTTTGCACCTATTCGCCTCCATCGTCGGGGGCCTCCACCTGCCTTGGGATCAGCTCCTTGTTAAGCCTGACGCCCTGCACTGGAACCTGTACACGCGCCGCCGCCTGAATGCGCCATGGGCCATCGTCCGGGAAGTCGTCCGCAAAGGTGACTTCCGCTTCGTTCGGCTCAATGCGCCAGCCGGTCGCCATGTTCATGCATACCGCAACGGCGGTAAACCGTCCGGTTTTCATGCCACGGATAACCTCGTGGTTGTCCAAGGGGTGACGCAACGCCGACATGAACTGCCCGGCATTTTCGCGCGCCCAAACCCTAGCCTCTGCGTCAGTCTTGACCCAATGGACCCTGAGCATTTCCGTCCTCCATGCGCCAGCGGCCAAAGTCGTCAATGACCCCGCCAGCCGTGTTGAAAATGTTGAATTCCTCCGTCGCGTACTGTATGATCGCGCCGGGCGCAAGGTGGCGCAACAGTCGCGCCACCCGCTCAGCTTGGTCGACGGCATAGAGGCAGGAGCGCCATGTGCGCCCGTTCTCCAGCTGGACCGTAAAGCATGCCATCTTACGCATATAATCGCTCCACGTTGTCGTCGAAGAACCGTGCCGCCGCATCGCGCAACGGCAGGTCTTCGTTTGTGGCCACGTTATCCAGAACCCACGAAGCCGCCTGCTCCACCTGTTCAGGGCGGAAGCTTTCCGGATGCATGAGCGCAATGGTGGCCATCGCCTTGCGCTTGAGAAATTCTGCAGTCATTTGCGTTCTCCTTGTTGACTGATAATCCTTTTAATGGACCTATCAGCGTGCGCAAGGGCTATTCGCTCTCAAGGTTAATTTCCAGTTTATAGCAGAATAGCGCACTGCCCGGCTCTTCCCCGTGCAACGTTTGGTGCCAGTCTCCAGCCCATATCTCCGGGCCTTCTTGCATGTCGTAGCGCGGCGCAAAGGTCAGCCAGCCCCAAGCCGTTCCGTTGACCGAACGCTCAAACCGCACATATTCGCCACGGATCAAGCCTTGCGCGGGCGGCACTTCCAGCTTGCCGAAGAAACTCGTCTCCGGCTTGCGCTCCACGCCTACATGGATGTCCATGTCTGGCAAGTAGTTAGGCACACCGTCTTCATTCCAATGGAGGCACTTATGCCAGACTTTCGCAAGTATTGGCCAGTTGGGGTCTCGGTCCAACCGCAACAGATTGGGGATATCGGCCTCGATCGGAAATATAATTCGCAAATGCGTCAGCATATCACTTCCCTAGTAAATGGTCTGGCACCAAGAAATACTTTGATATTTCTTCGATTTTCTTTTCGCGGACCCAAAGGACATGGTCGTCGATTGGGGCCTCGATGAATTTGATCACTGGCGGTTTAGCGCCCGATCTATGCAGGCGGCTCACGGGCTGCTCTGGCGGCTCCAGCGCTGGAAAGCTAGGATGGTAGCCAGCGCCCACGAAACGCATTCTGGAGCCATTCTTGGGCAATCTGAAGCCCTTCGGCAATGGCCGGTAGCCGCGCCGCTGGAGCCATAGTCGGGTCCATACGGGCGGCTTGCCCGTGCTGCCCGGCGGATAGTATCCGGCTTCCCGCTTCCAAAACGCCTCACGCGCCGCCAGCAAAGCTAGACGGCGCGAGTTGCGATTATGTGATCTACCCTTGCTCATGCGGCGCGGGCCATGTCGTAGTTTGCCATTTCCAGCAGGTCCTTGCGCACGTCCAACTTGACCTGCGAGTTCTTGCCAAACGTGCCATTAATCAGGCGCTGCGTCGGCGAACGACCGGCAACGTGGTCGAAGTAGTGGGTCACGCCGTTCAGCAAGCCCCAAGCGCTTTCAGGCAGTGCGCCGGGCGCTGAGACAACCGAGTACAGCACGTCCGAAAGGACCGGGCTTTGTGCGGCCGGAACCTGCATCAGCAGTTTCACGTCCAGATCGTCCTCGGCCATTTCCGGCTGGAAGTGCTTGGCAAGTACCTTCATGGCGTCGAAGGCGCTGAGCTCCAGCTTGGAAAGCGCAATGGCCTCTTCCTTGTGCAGGTCCACGGCTTCGCGGGCCAGCTCGATCGTCTGCTTTGCGGCGCTTACGTCAAAGTCCTTGACGTGCGACTGGCGATATTCGTCCTTGCCACGGCTATGAGCAAGGCTCAGCGTGTTCTGGCAAACCACGCGGACCATCGTGGTCATGACGCGGATGGAAGAGCCCGGCTCGTGGCTGTTGCTGAGCAGGATATAGCCGTCAACCTTGTCGCGGCCTTTCAGGGTAAAGCCCTTGTTGATGTTGGCCAGACCCCAAATGATCTTCCCGTCGCGGAGCGAGCCAGCCGTTTCCAGCGTTGCCGCGCCTGCATCCACATATTCGCGGAAGAACTCCATCAGGTCGCGGTTCTGCAGCGGCTTCCATGCGTCGGAAGAGACCGAGAGAATTTTCTTGTCGGTGTCGCGTGTTACCGCAACCTTGTTGGGGATCGCAACCTGCTCGTCGCCGATCTGGCAGAACATTGGATGCTGCGAAACCTGCCAGTCGAGGCCAGCGGCCTTCGTCATTTCGTCAACGCCGACAATGCCTTCCAGCTTTGCGCCGAGACCGTGCCACGGGGTCGCACCAACGTATGCCATGCTTTCAACTGCTGCTGTCATTTTCATTACTCCTTTTTGGAACCGTCTCAGTTCCGTTGCCGATGAGAGCAACATAATGGTTCGGTCCAATAATGCAAGCCACTTTCTGGAACTAAATGCAGAATGGTTAATGACAAGTTAACAATTCCATATGCAGTGCAGAAAGCCACGGAGCTGCCCTCTGGCGTGCGGCAAGGGCTGGCCGGTATATTGCCCTAGCCAGCCGCCCTAAAGCCACTCCACGGCGGTCTCTAGGGCGGGGACGGCTCGTCGGGCTAGTTGTTGCTGCTGCCCGTGGCCGGTTGTGCTGCACCCGGCCAATTGCCGTAAAGTCTTCCGTCTGCCAGCGCACAAATCAGCTGGTTAATTACCTCGTCCTCTGAAATTCCGTCAGCCCGCAATGCGTTGTACATCCGCGCGAACCCGGCTTGCGCCGCGCCGGTAGGGCTGAGCTCTTGGCATACGCCGAGCATCTTATACGATTTTTCGTTTTCCAAGTTTCTCTCCTATGGACTGCCGCCAGCCTACTAAAATACAAGGTATTTTACAAGCCAAGAAAAGCCCGGCTGTTAACCGGGCCTTCCTGCAAGCTGGAAATTACTTGGTTTCGGTCTTGGCTTCCGCTTCGGCCTTGGTCTTGGCTTCGGCAGCAGCCTTTTCGTCGGCCTTGGCCTTGTCGGCAGCAGCCTTCTTGTCGGCGAGCTCCTTCTGCTTGGCTTCGGCCTTGGCCTTCTTGTCGGCTTCGGCCTTGGCCTTCTTGTCGGCGGCTTCCTTTTCCTTGGCTTCCTTGTCGGCCTGAGCCTTGGCTTCGGCACCGACGCGGGCCTCGTCGAGCTTGGCGATTTCGGCGGCACGCTCTTCCGGGGTAGCACCGGTCAGGAATACGATGTTGCTGTATTCCAGATCGTACTGGAGGTCAACGAAGCGACCGCCGCCGGAGTTGGCAATGTAGTCCTCGGTCGAGCAACCGGGGTTTGCGATGATGTACTGCAACGCCTTGATACCGACGCCAGAGCCGTCGAGACGGCGACCCTTGATTGCGTTGCCGGACCGCGCCCAGAACTTGCCGGAGAGCGGGGACGAGCGACCTTCGCCGGACTTGGTGCCGCCGGACTTTTCCTTGGCAGCCTTCTTCGGCTTGAGGGCGCTGGCCAGCTTTTCCTTTTCCGAAGCTTCCTTCGGTGCATTGGCCATCTGCTTTGCGGCTTCGCGGAGGACGCCATCCAGCGCCGTTGCGCCGAGCTTGCGGTCCTTGAAGCCGCTGGTCTTCTTGGCCGAAATCTTGTTGTAGGATGCAACGATGGCGGCGAGCGGAATGGCGTCGCTGTCGATGATACCCTGAAGGGTCGTAATGGGCTCGACGCCCGGGAACTTTTCGTCGAACGAAGCACGGTCGAGGGTAGCACGCAGCTCCTTGCCGTCGAACGTCATGTAGTATGCCGGAACAACTTCCGTCTTGGCGACGTCGGTGTTGGCTTCGTTGTTTGCAGCGGTTTCAGTGTTGGTCATGCCGATTACTCCAGTTGGGTTGAACTAAGCGGCGTGCTTGGTTGCCGCCGATGAATTCTCTTATAAACGTTCCTCGAGACAATGCAAACGAAAAATGCAGCCTTTCGCAATAAAATCTCTAAGCCATTGTTTTCATTAGCAAATAACTTTCCTCCTAGCCCGTTTGGGCTATTGCCCTTAAGGCAGCCGGTCGGCGCTACACTCTATATATACGTGAGAGCGATGATTACAGTTTTATGAAACTTTTAATAAAATCAATCTAAAATTTATCCGGCATTTAATTAAAATTTGATGATAATTTGTTTTAATTTTTCGTTAAACTTTATTAAAAATTGATTAAAATGTGCATAAATGTTTAATAAAACTTTAGCGGTTCTGCCCCTCGCGAGCGCGCGTGGCGCGAGGGCGCGGCTGCGGCGCGGGCACTCGGCGGGCGGCAGGGGCTGGGGCTGGTCGCGCGCGTTGTCCAAAAGCGCTGGGTAGATATAAGGCGTTAAACGATAAAGCCCGCCGACCGGACGTTACCCAAGGAACGAGACCAAGGGCGTTGCAACGCAGATCGACGGGCCTAGCAAAGCGGCTTGAACATCTTGGTCATATGGGAGTAGCATATGACCGTGTCACCAAAATTAATCACCTGCCTTTCTTGCGTTACTAATTCGTCTATCGGCAAAATCAGACCGGCCATTGTCTATCGACAAAATCGGACCGGCCATTTTATTTTGCAGAAATTCAGGTTTCGGCAGCGGCGCTCAGGTTAGCCTGAATGGTCGCGTATTCATTGCCGAGCTGCGTCTGGACTTGGGTCACGGCTTCCAGCTTATACTTCAGCGCCGTTGCGATCAGCTCAGCGCGCAGGGAGCGTTCCGCAAAGTTGATCAGCTTCTGGCAGATCGGCACGGGCGGCAACTCCTCGTTGGGGATCGACACCGTAAGACTGAACCGCGTGACAGGGTCTGCGGTCATTATGCGAGTGCGCCAATCCCCGAGGATTGCGCCGACGGCTTGGCCCATGTCCTGGACGTGATTGATCATGGCGTATTTGCCGATCTTGTAGTTCGGCATATTGACGGCGTAGACCTGTCTGCCTTCGGCCAGCGCTGCGCCGAGCTCGACGAACAGACCAGAGTGAGTTTCGCCTTCCTCGAAGTAGGCGATGAAGTAATCGGCTGCACCGGCTTCATAGATGCAACCGGACCAGAGCCTTGTCCAGTCTGACGTTTCGCCGGGCTCGCTTTCGTGTATCCACGTCATGATGAACTGCGGCTTATACTCGTGTTCGGAGCGCTCCCAATGATCGATCAGCTCCTTCCACTTCGCCCCGTGGTGCGCCTTGCTGGCGATGTAGATCGTAGGTCTATTTCTGTTCATGACTTCCGCCGTCCCATAATGCTTTGACCAAGAGCAAATCTTTCTTGGCCTGTTGATATTTGCGCTTAAGATCGTTTATCGTCTTCATGCGCCTCTTGGAGCGATGCTCCAGCGCCCGCACCTTGGCCAGCAACCCGCCGTTGCTCAGCTCGGCCAAGGTGAGAGCTTTTCGTAAACGGATATTCTCCGTCTTGAGGTCTTCGATATCCATCAGGCAAGTCCCACAAGGATCGAGATTGCGGCAGCGACCAAGAAACATTCATAGATCACGTGCGCCGCCCCAACACGTAATCCGGCCGACGTTGCGAGTTCGGCGGGCAAACTGCGATGATCCGCCAGCCAGCCTCCAGCTCGTCGTTCAGACTGTCCGTGCAGCAATCTTCCAGGACCTTGACCTCGGTGATATGTAGCAACGCAAGATCTGGGATTGACACTTGAATGAGCGTGCCGACGTTCATCTCAGCGCTGCCCTTGATCTCGGTTTGATATCTGCCGACCGGCTGACCGGCGAAATAAGCGCCCTTGAAACGCTTGACCTTGAAGTCAATCCCTAACTCGGCAATAACCTTGCCGTCGGTCTCAAGATCAATCATGGCGTTGCTGCCGATGCCATACCACGTAGGCGCTTCGTTCTTGCCTTCCTGCCATTCTGAAAGGTTCAGCGCAGGAATGTCTTGGCGCACTCGCTCATAGGTCTCCCGGTCCATAGCTGCGATTTTGTGGCGCTGTGCAGTGTAGTAGTCTATTTCAATATATGCTAGCAGCGCCATGTCAGCCCTCCTCCGCAAGAACGAGATCGGTTACTTCGATGTCGTCCGTGACGCAGCCTTCGTCCCAGACGATCGACGCGAGGGTTTTGCCGTCGACTTCGTAGAGCTCGTCGACTTTGCCCGTGTACGCGCCGAGCTCGTACTTGATGACTTTGCTGCCCTGCTTAATATTCTCGCTACCAATTCCGGTATAGGCGTTATGCGGAAGGCTTCCTCCATTATCGAGATACTTGGCTGCGACTGTTGCCATTTCGATAATGGCTTCGTACGTGGCAGGATAGTCACTCGTGACTTCCTCCCAAGAAATTGTGACGGCTGGACCTTTCGGCGATCCATCCAGCGTATCGATTTCCTGCTCGATGATCGGCCGGTACTCATAGAGCGCTTTCGCGATGCCATTCAGCCTCTCCTCTTTGCTGCCGTAGCTCATGCATTTTCTCCTGTTCTTGATCTATTCTTTCTTTGGCGAGTGCGACCTCGCTCTTTTTCTTGGCCTTGAATTCGTAAGGCTTAATTTCATTAATGTCCATGGACGCACCCCAACGATCGGTTGGGTCGCCGAACAACTGGAACTGTGCCTCGAACTTCACGCGCAGAAGTCGCTTGCGGGTGTACCACAAGGTCGCCTGCATCTGGTTCGGCAGCATAGAATTGATACGGGCGCAACGCTTTACGGCGGCTGCGACACGGTTGTACATCGTCTCATTCTTGATGATGTTTTCTTTCATGGTGCCCTCATTATTCATGAAGATGGCAACCATGTGGCCGTCAATGGTGACGTAATCCGGATTGTTCGGCCACAGAATATTATGATAGAAGGCGCGCGTCTTGGGGCCACGGGCCGTGAGCAGAAAATCGTCAGCCTTCTGCAGATATTTCCAGGCTCTGGTCCGACATGCAATATAGGTCGACACAGAAGCATGCTCAACTGGTATGCCCTGCCGGTCAGCTTCCAGCAAGGTCTTCAGCGAGCGCAGATTGCCAAGGTAATCATTGTTAGGCGACAGCGCCACAAAGGCGGCGGTCACTTCCCTAATGTCGTGGCTGTATTCGGCGGCGAACCGGGCCATCATCTCCCGGTATCTGGAATAAGCGAGCCTGCCTTCGTAAAGGTCAATTTCGTCTGCTTGCCGGAACATCTCCCTGACGTTGACGTAACCGGTCTCTTTCATGCATCGACCCCAAGCAACAGCTGATTGGCCACTTTGTGATCGAGCGGCTTGGCTGTCTTGACTTCTGCCGTGCACAATCGGCCCATGGCGTCACTGTAAAGCTCATCGTCAAAAGTCATATGGTCCAGGCGGACCTTTGGCTTGGTCGTTGAGCCGTCGCGGTTCAGACGAATAAAGACATTGCCAGACTTAGCGTAAAGATATCCGTCCCGCTTGTAGATATCGTTTTGTGTGAAGCCGCCGTTCTGTGATAAAACGCACGCCACGCCCTCAACCTGCTGAAAGAAGCCCATTTCATTCCTCGTGTTTCCCTACATGTGTGATATCTGGCTTGCGGTAGGGATCGAAAACGCAAGCACCGACCATGACGACAAAGAATATTACGAAAATCCAAGCAAAGACAGTGAGGCAACCGACCTCAGAATAGTTGCGTCGTCGCCAAATTCGGAATGACTGGCTCCAGGATGGCATTCTACTATTACTCCGGTTGAGCAATACACTACCGCGCCGGGCTGGCGCTGCCTACGGGCGCGCTCATGCTGGACTTGGAGAATGGGGTTTGGCCGGAACAAGCTCAACGCCTTCGTAGCCAAGGTATTGCATCTGCGTGATAATGAGCGTGCCATAGGTGGCAGGGTAAGCGCTTTCTTCCCACCACTCGTAGATATCGGCGACGAGCCCATGGACAATATTACTGCCGTTGAACGGCTCGAACCGTCGTGGCCCGCTGGTGCGCATGACGAATACGTCCTCGGAAACTTGATGAAGATCGCCATAGACATATGCTCCATACTGGCTAAGATAAATCTGAGCCCCGGTCTTTATGCACGTTGCCATCTTTATTCTCCTTCGGCAGCTTTTTCTTATTTGTCTTGCAGAGCAGAGGCGCGTTGTGCCGATGCCGCGCCTCTGCTCCGTACGAGCGGAATGTCATGCCGCAAAGCGTGCACCAATATTCCGCTCGTTTCTTCATCATTTGTTGAACTCGGCTTCGGCGATCTTGTTAAGTTCGTCCTGCTCCCGACTGAAGCGAGCGAAAGCCATGGTCAAGATTGCCCAACCAGCCTTCTTTTCGGCCTCTGGCAGGCGTTCCAGATCAAGGCAAATTTCCTTGACGTCCGTAACGAACTGGATCATACCAGCCTTTGCGGTTTCGACGGTCTTGTCGACCGCTGCCGTGCAGGCTGTATTGATTTCGTTCAGCGACTTGACCGGACGTTCCACGATGTCTTCAGGTGGCATGCTGTTCTCCCTAGACCTTGGGGATTGCGCCCCAAGGTCAGTTAGTGTTGCGGATCAGAAGTCGAACGCGAAGTCCTGCGGATTGACGCCGAGGATACCGGCGAGGATGTCCAGCGCCTTCTGCTCACGGTCGCCGATACCGCCGTCGGCATTGGCAACGTCCTTCGCCATCAGATAGACCTGCTTGGCGTACTCGCCGCCCTTCTCGTGGTTCTTCAGGTCCTTGAGCTCGTTGACCAGTTCGTTCTTACCGGCGCTGTCGGAAGCCTTGTCGATGTAGGCATTGACCATGCCCTCGACCTGCTGCTGGCTGAAGATCGGGCCGAGTATCTTGTTCTTGGTGATCACCGAGATCGCCTTGTTGCGCTCGGCGCTGTCAGCATTGCCGTCGACCGTAGCGACCAGTGCCGTGCCAGAAGCAGCGGCTTCCAGGAAGTCAAGGTTCTCCTGCTGACCGGCATTCATTTCCTTGAAGGCAGCCGATGCAGCCGCGCCAAGGATCGATTTCTTCTTACCAAAACCAAACATATTCATTCTCCTGTTGAATTCCTTGACTTAACCGGTCAAGCTACGGTTTTCTTAGAAGGCCAGCGATTTGCTGACCAGCGGCCCACACGGAAGACCGTGTAGGTATAGACAATCCCAAGGAGCATCTCGGGCAAGTTGTTGAAGATAGCGATCATCATGCTCGCATGACCTCTTTGGGGGCAGCTCTGATGAAATCGTTCAGAGCCACGGTTATTGATTTGTTCTCGCGCGCGCAATACTGGCGAACGCGCTCTGCGCAATCGGCGTCGAGCCTTGCGTTGATACGGTCAACCAGCTTGGCACCACGGCCAGAGGCCGGTCGGCCCGCGTCCTTCAAGATTTGATAGACCGCATGCTGCTTTAGGTTAAGCTCGTATGCGATCTCCTTGGGCTGCATTCCCTTGTTCCGACAAGTCAGTACGCGGGTAATAGTCTGCCTATCAAAGGGCTTTTTATAGATCGGCTTAACGCCACCCTTGCTCACAGAAGTCTCCTTGCAACAGGGAACATGCCTTCAAGAGTACCGTGCTGCTGTTCGATCATTCGTTCGAACTGGAACAGCGCGTTCTCCTTGGAAAGCTCCTCATCGTCTAGCAGATACCACAGCTCGCGGCCCTGCTCATCTGTGAAGCCGATATGCTCGTAGAGCGGTCGCCAAGTAGGCCAATCAACAATGCCCATGTGGTTCCGGATGTGCCGGGAAATGTCCGTGTCCAGCGACATATTGCTGTAGTTTGGATCATTCTGGCACAGTTCCAAAACTGCATAAGCGTTTGCTTTCGTGTCCATATTGCCTTCCTTTTACCGGCTTCACAATGGCATTTCTTGCAGTAAAATGCAAGGTCTTTTACTAGGTCTCCTGCGCTTCCTCAGCGGCCCGGCGTAGGCTCTCCGGCAAATAATGATCGATGTAATCGACCACAGTTGCGCCCTTCATGGCATATTCCTCGGGCATCTCTGGCATCCAGAACGTATCCGTCAAAATATCCTTTGGGGCATTGATGATCGCCGTGCGGACCCCAAGCAGGGCAGAAATAACTCCGTCATGGTTCGCATCCATTGAGAACGGGCTATAATTGGGGTCGTCCGGCGGCAGCTCGGTCGGAGCCCTCTGCATGCCGCTCAGGAACGCTATCGTATGACTGAGCGCGACAGCCCATTCAAAGTTGTTCTGCATCAACGCCTTGTTGCGTAGGATAATGATGTTGTCGCGATGGTAGGTGAGCTCTGCATGGAACCCTTCCTCCTCGTCTTGCGTCGGGAAGGTAATGTCCATCAGAACTTCTTTCCGCCGACGCCTTGCCGCGCTTCCGGCTTGTGGTCCGGTCGCACGGTGTTGAACGAGGTCTTGGCGAAGAACGCCTCGATGATCCGGTAGCCGCGAGCGCCGCAACGGTCAAACAGACGGATAAGTTCATCCGCCGCCTCGCATTCCTCCATGGTGAATTGCGGCAGCTTGTCGTCAGCCAAGCTCTTGCGGAACCCTTCCATGCCTTCGGCAGTTTCCGAGACGCCGAGCATCATCTTGGTAGCGATGAAGTACGGGTAGAACGGATGGTCAGGAGAGTTCTTCATGTCTACCTGTGAGCCATCCGGCAGGCGGACATGCCACCAGCCCGCGTTGTAGCTGGCTTCATGGCAATACTTGGTCAGCATGGCGAGGCCACGGGCCATGACCGTATCCTGCTCGTCGACGTGAACCTGCAGATCGTGCCCGCGCGCATGGATCATCATCAGGTAGTTGGCGGCGTCGACCGGACGGCCCTTGGTGATGTTGCGCAGGAAGCTCTGCGTTGCCATTGAAGTCGGAAACTCTTCCTGATCGTCCCAACCGTACTTGCCGTTCTGGTCGGCCTCGTACATGGCTTCCTTCATGGCGGCGGCGAACTTGTCGATCTCTATATTGTAATCCATTTCATTCTCCTTGATCTGGGCGCATTTCTTTCCAGAATGCCTCGCCCTTGGCAGTCCGGTAGTATGAACAGCGTGACCCAAGAATGCCGGGGTGCCGCTGGATATAGCCAGCACGCTCAGCAAAGTTTATGTCGTCCGTTGTGTAGCGCGCCATGTTCGGGCGCAGCTCCGTTGTGAATGTATCCTTGCTGAATTGCCGCATGATACGCTTTACTTGCTCAGTGCGGAACTCGTTCATACCACGCCTTCGCAGTTGTCAGCTCTGGCGGTCATTGTGCCGTGGGCCGCGCGCCAATCAACTTGCCGCTTCAGGTCAGGCTGATGCTTGAAGCACTCGAAGCCTTGTGCGCCAGCCCCAAGGTAGCGGCAGCATTTCTCACGCTGGCCGATCCTGCAGATATTGTTGACCCGCTCTTGGTCATTGATCAGAAAGTTGTCGCTCATACTAGTGATCCCGGATGGCAGGGCAACGGCCACTTCTCGCCGTCGAATTGAACCATGACGTAGTGCAGCCCGTAGCTCGGGTCCGGGTCCTTGACCGTGCCTTCACGAGATAGGGTGTCGCGCTTATCGCGAGCCTCTTCGAATTTGACGCGCTGCCCTGACCAGAACCTTTTGCCGTAGGCTCGCTCGATGTAGTCGTAGATCATTCCCCTCTCCACACATGATACAGACGATCTGAATAATGGTCTTCAATAAGATCATAGCCCGGCAGCTCCCGCTCGGAAGTCCACACTTGCATCTTGCCCTTGACGCCGCCATGCGGACCATCGTACACCTGATACGGCCTGCCGGGCGGAAAGCACCATGGATGCTCCTTGGTGGAATGATCGGGCAAGCGGTAGTTTTCCGGCGCATGCCAGAATTTTGTCGGTACGTCAGGTACACCAAACCCGAATAGTCTTTTAAACCAGTTCACATCTTCACCTTGCGTGCTACCTTGGCGACGAGCGATGGCATGTCAGCCCCGCTTTCCGGCCGGTAGTTAACGATGCAGGCTTCAATGTAGACCTGCTTAACTTCGGAATTGTTGGGGCCGAAGTGCTGAGCGCGAGTATACGCGGAGCGCAGATGAACAGGCATAGTGCGCCCGGTCCCTTCCGCTATCTTGGTCCCCTTGCCGTCGCGGTCGTAAACGGTGCCAATGCGAATTGTCGTATAAGGCTGAACGGTCGGCTTGCCCCTCTTGGCGCGTGCCTTGTTCAGGCCGTCATGCTGACGCACCTGCTTCTCGATCCCCTTGGTGTTCAAGAACAACAGTGCCATGCAAATGGCACAGACAATCGCATTGGCGTCTTGGTCAGTGCGCACGCCGTCGCACTGAAATTGAGTATTGGTCAGCGTAACGCGCACGTCGCGCGAGCTGTAATAGGTCACGTCCGTTTCCATGTGACGGAAGATTGCTTGCGCCCGGAACTCGTCACCGAGGTCTTCAAGGACGATGAACCAGCGGAACTTGCCGGTGGCACTGTATTCAATCATAAGCGGATTGAACGGCAGCTTGAGCAGATTGGCGTCGACCAGAGCCTTGATGGACTTCCATGCATCGCCACGAGTGATGACTTGCACCACATCGTCATCAACGAAATACTTGGCGGCTCTGTTCAGATAAAGGTCTTTAGTCTTGGCAGGCACCTTGGACCAATCTAGCTTGTGCAGTGCCGTGTAAACAATATCGCCCATTACTTCTTCCTCGTGAATATCTCAGCAATGAGCCCTAACGCCATGCCGAAGCAAAGCGCGAATGACCATATGTAGATCAAGCCGCCTAGCCAGTGGGGAATGTCCTGGAAGAAGAATTCAAGAAGAGCTAATAGCACGAGTTACCTCCACGCAAATAATGGGGCTGTCGCACTCTGGAATGTCGTCGGCGTTGCCGCTCCAGCAATGATGACAGAAAGAGAAGTGACATACGGAGCAACCCGGCCCGTTATGCAAGTCTACAGATAGGTAGAACATGTCAAAGGTCAAGGAGCCGTCTTCATTTTCATATTCGTCCGTCAGCGCGGGCGAGTGCCCCTTCTCCTTCAGTATTTCGTATATGCGCTCGCCGTCTGGCGTAATGAACTCTATGCTCATAGCAGTGTGCCCGTTTTCCCTTTGAACCAATTGTCCCAACCGAAGGTCGTGTTGGGGATATCAAGCACAGCCGCCATGAATATGTACGTGAGCCGCGCGAAGCCTTGTTGGTCTGTCGGGATTTCCCGGACGCCGTATAACTCGATATGCGCCATAAACCGACGAATGAGACCCTCGTCCAGAGCTGCTCGTTGATTAAGCTCGTATTGCGGATGCGTCTCTAGTATGTTTTCCCAGACCTGTCTGTAGGTCCGCTCAAATAGCTGCAACTTTAGTTTGTTAGTGACCGCCGCCATGCAATTAACTCCCTTGCCGTGGCTTAAAGTGGCATGTGGCAAAATAAAATGCAAGGTAGTTTATACACAAAATTTCCTAACAAAAACAATGTCTTAAAAAAATAAAACTTTTTAAAGTTGCGCCGCGTGCCCGTTACGGTAAACATGGTAAATGAGCCAAAATGTGAACGGAAAGGCCGTTCTCAAGCGCTCTCACAACAGGTAAACAATGTCAAAAGCTGTAGCAAAAACTGAGGAGCCTCAGGTTCCTTCGACGATGTTCTCTGCGTCTATGTTCGACACAGGGAAGACAGGTCTTGAGGATGTCAAGAGTTCCGACCTCCTTATCCCGCGCCTTACGATCCTTCAGTCTAACTCGCCCCAATGCACAATGGGCCATGCGAAATTCAACGAGGCTTTTCGCCCCGGCCAGATTTTCGATACCGGCGTTGGCGAAGTTTTCAAGGAAGGCATCCGCTTCCTGCCCGTGTTCTTTCAGAACTTGTGGCTGGAATGGGCACCGCGTGACAGCGGCAAGGGTCTCCAGAACGTCTTCGAAACCGATGACATTATGGAGCAGACCGAGCAAGACGCCACTGGTCGTGACGCCCTGCCGAACGGGAACTACATCGTGGAAACGAAGCAGTTCATCGGCCTGAACCTCGAAGCGCAGTTGCGCCCGACGTTCATTTCGTTCGCCTCCACGCAGATCAAGAAGGGCAAGCACATGCTGACCCTCGCGACCTCCGAGGAAATCGCGCGTCCGGACGGCTCGTTCTTCCAGGCTCCGCTTTGGTATCGTGCCTATAAACTCGGCTCGGTCCCGGAAAGCAATGCCAAGGGCAACTGGATCGGCTGGACCATCGAACGCGGCCTCTCTATTCCCGAATATGAGGAAAAGAACCCGGCAGCAGCCAAACGGCTGTTCGAAAAGGCCATGTCGCTCCGCGAGCTGGTCGAGCAGGGCAAGGCCAAGGTCGATACTTCCACGCTCGAAGAAGAGCAGACCGGTGGCGGCGGTCGTTCCAAACGCGGCGAAGCCGACACCGGACAGGAGATGTAACGACCATGTCAGACCTTATGGAAGCAATTGCTGCCAAGGTCGAGCAGGAGGAGGCCGCAAAAGCCTCCTCCGACAAGCTCGATCGTCTCAAGGAGCTGGTCAAAGAGGCTGGCGGCTTGCAGGAAGAAATTCGAGAAGTGGTCGAGCTGCTCAAGGTTCGCATCGGCCGCTTTAATCGGATCAAGCAGTACGAACTCCCGGAAATCATGAAGGCTTCCGAGACCGGCAAATACGAAACCGTTGATGGTCGCATCAAGGTTAAGCTCGATCAGTACGTCTCCGGCTCATTGCCGAAGGACGAATTTGACAAAGAGCAGGCAATCCAGTACCTGCAGGAAATCGACGGCGGCAACCTGATCAAGGCCACGGTCGAGTGCGACTTCCCCAAGACCATGCATAACGTCGCGCAGGCGGTCATGGGCGTCATGGTCGATACCATCAAGCAAATCCAGAAGGAAATGCGAGCCGACGTAGAAGCCGCTGGCGGCACCTATGAGCCGGAGGACCTTGAGCCTATTCTCAAGGAGACCGTGCATGCGCAGTCCTTGCAAGCCTTTGGCCGCGAGCGCCTGAAGAAGGGCAAGGAGACCGACTTCGCCAAGCTTGGCCTCGCTACCGGCGACATTGCCAAGTTCGAATTCTTTGGGGAAGATGGCAAGAAGCTGAAAGCCGTCAAGATCGAGGACCTATAATGCAGAACATCCTCGAACGGCACAAGCTGCCCGACAGGGCGGTCCAAAACACGTTGGAGATTATAGCGCAGCTCAGCAATGTGCGGCGCTACTCCCGCGACTTCATGGTCAAGGAAGAAAGCGTGTTGGAGCATATTGGCTTCTCCGCGCTGTTTTGCCTGATCATCTCGGCCCGGTTGCTGGAGCAGGGCGTTGGGATCGACGTCGGCAGGCTGATCATCCGCGCCACGTTGCATGACCTTGAGGAAACGATCACGGGCGATGTTTCTCGCAAGACCAAGTATTGCAGCCCGGAAGTCAAGGAAGGCATTGACGCCTATGGCCGGCTCGCCATCAGCAAAATCGAAGAACTCCTAGACATCAGCATCATGTATGACTGGGAGAATGCCAAGGACGATAGCCTTGAGGGTCTCATCCTAAAGGTGGCAGACATGGCGGCGGTTGTCTACAAAACGATGACCGAGGTTGCTATGTACGGCAACAAGTCTTTCATCCGCGTCTCTGAAGAGATCATGGGCGAAATAACCAAACTCGATTGGGCACTCAAGGGAACTTGTCTGCATCCGGTCGTCACAGAGCTGCATGATATCCTGCTCCAGTCCCGGCGCGGCGATATTACATTCGGCGCATTTTTCAGGGGACTATAAGAACAATGGCAGTTTACGGAGAACCAATCAGTGTGAAGGTCATTCGGTCACCGGATGGCGTCATTACGGCGAAAGCTTGGGGCCACTCGCGCCCCAACGAAGACATTATTGACCTGATGGACGTGCTGAAGGTCGATGTGCCAGTCAACGAGCTCGAGGATTTCATTCTCGAAATCCGCTGCCCGATCATCATTCGGGAAATGTTTTTCACGATCAGGGACCATGTGGCATGGGCGAGGACAAGTCGGGTGGACAACCTGAACGATTGGCCGGTGCACCCGCTCTGGCAGGACGAACAACTTGTGATCAAGGCCCATGCGCAGATGCTGGAGGCCCGGTTATCTGGATTGCAGGATCATTTCCGACTGCTTTTGCCGCTCTGCTACATTACCGGCTTCACGATCAAGTTGTCGGCAAGGACCCTGATGCGGTTCTGTGCCGCATTGGATCGTCTGGCGTCGAGCATGTCACAGCTGGAGAGCAGCCCGTTCTGGGAAATGAGCCGGGAGTTGAAACGAGCGATCGATTATACGCCATACGGCAAGCTGAAGATTGATCACTACGGCGCAATGGAACTCCTGCCGAAATACACGCACGCGAGCAACGGAGGCTTCTCAGGCCATTTCGTAATCGTTGACGTGCCCCAAGTTCCGATTGCGTTGCGAGCGCAGGTCACGCGCCATCGGCCGGTGCTGATGTTCGACACGCTACACCGCTATCTCAACTATTATGACATGTGCAAGCCAATCAACTCCTTGGTCGACATGCAACTCATGATGACCCGCGAGGTTGCGTTCAGCATGGTGCGCAAGCGCAATTGCTGGATCGCGCAGGAGGACCTCTGGTCGCCGATCATCCAGCGGCTGAACACCCTGTTCGAAACGGAATACGAACAGGTCGGCGTGCCGCTACCGTGCGACACCTGCATCAGCTGCCCGGTAGGGCGCGACAACATGTTGCGTCAGGAAGGCAAGGACCCGGCTCCGCCGTGCCCGATCTGGCTCAGCCAAGAGGGCATTGAGCCATCGGCCGAGCAGCGCGTTGAAATCCTCAGGTATATGCAGCACAGGCCGATCACCAATCATTTCTGGCAACAGGCTTATCTGCAATACACCCCGGACCAAGGAGCATAATCATGGCCCTCATCTGCGAAGGTTACAAGTACGATTTCTACCTCGCCGGTCCGTTCTTCAACGACCAGCAAAAGCGCACTATGGACACCGCCAAGAGCTTTCTGGAAACGAGCGGGTTTGCCGTGTGCGACCCGCGCGACCTGAGCCCTGTGCTTGTCGACATGGCTCCCGAGATGCGCGCTCGCCATACCAGCGAGATTTACACCCGCAACGTCGACGCTATGGAAGAAAGCTTCGGGATCATCGCTTGCATCGATGACCGCGACACTGGCACGGCATTCGAGCTTGGCTTCATGGTTCACCAGCGCCGCGCTCGCGAGGACCATGACGACTGGACCGGCCCTATCATTACGTTCAGCGGCTTTGGTCATGGCTCGAACGTCATGTTGTCGGAAGCGACCGATATGCACTTCCAGACAATTGCCGATATGCAGTTCGGATTTTCGAAATGCATGGATGCTTTCCGTGCAGCGCAGCGGGACCCTAGCGTCAGTGTTCTAGGATGGGCCGCTTGGCTGCGTTATATTATCGGTGTGAGCGCCAAAGCTGAGGCTACCGAATAATGTTGGTAGTCATCGCAAGTCTCGAAGGCGTGCTGGCGGACAATTCCCACCGCCAGCATTTGTTCAAGGCCGGGCTTTGGGACGAATACGAGGCCGCGTGTGTAGACGACCTCCCGTTCCAGAATACGGTTTCGGCAGTCCGGCTATTGATGCACGAAGAATATCGCTTCGTCATCGTAACTGTGCGCTACCAGCAGTGGGAATTCCAGACGAATGCTTGGCTCGGCAAGTATGGGATTTACCCAGATTGGGTGATGTATCGTGACAAGTACGATATCCCCAAGACGAAGGAGCCGATACTGAAGATGCAGTATCTTGAAGAGATACGTCGCAATTATGGCGACGGTCACTACCTCGCACTTGACCACAAGGACGATGTGGTCGAGGCTTATCGCAACGCTGGCGTTGAATGCTGGCAGGTCCGCAATGGAGTTCTGGGATGACCGAGATTAAATCAGTACCGCAAGCCCTGCGCGATGCAGCCGGTATCTATGAAGAACGCAACAAGCTCTATGGCGACAATTACAAGCGCCATGGTGAAGTCATGAACGCCCTGTTTCCGGCTGGCGTCGAACTGCAAGACCGTGCCGACCATAATCGGTTCGGCATCCTGACCCAAGTGGTCGCCAAGCTGACGCGCTATTGCGAGAATTTCGCAAAGGGCGGGCATCCGGACAGCCTCGACGATATGACCGTGTACACGCAGATGCTCCAGGAACTGGACAGCGAAGAGCGTGCAGCCTTGGACGAAGCTACGGCAGACATGTTCCCCAAGGAACCTGAGGCCAGCACCTACACGTTCCCGGTAAATCCGATCGTGCCGGGCAAGCCGTTAGTCTTTGACGATAGTGAGCTGGCGCTGACCGCAGAAGAGCCTCCGCCGCCGCCCGAGTTGTTGCCGGAAGCGCCCGAAGGCAAGGTCGTACCGCCGACGGTGCTGTAATGAAATCATTCGTATGGGATACGGAAACGACCAATCTCATCGAGAACATTGGTCGTCCGCTCAAGGACCAACCCTACATCATTGAATTCTTTGGGATCACGGTTGACCATGACCTGATGAATGAGCCGGGCTACCTTGAGACAGCCCCGACGCTGAGCTTTCTCTGCCGACCGCCATTCGCCATTACGGCAGAGACGACCCGCATCACTGGCATTACGCCAGACCTGCTCAAGAACGTGCCGGAGTTCCGGCACTTCGCTCCTAAAGTCAAAGAGACAATTGAGGCGCATGATCGCGTCGTGGCGCACAATGCGGGCTACGACGTGGACATGACCAACTTCGACATGCGTCGCGTCGACCAGACCATTGAATGGCCGGAGGTAATCTGCACCATTGAAGGGACCGAATGGCTCAAGGGATACCGACTAAACCTTGGGGCATTGCACACAGAGTTGTTCGGCTTTGACTTTGCCGACCATCACAGAGCGGAGCCAGACACACGAGCTCTCGCCAAATGCTATATAGAGCTAATCAACAGGGGAATACTATGATCAACTCCAGCAGGAAGCGCGGACCCAACCAGCATATGCTCAAGATAAACGAATGCATCAAGGCGTTCGAGGCCGGTGGCCCCAAGGAGCATATCTTCATCGTCGACAGTGAGCATCTTCGTGAAATGGTGAGCCGCGCTGGCCACGCCATGCAGGCACTAGGCTACCCGGCTTTGTTCTCTGCGCATCTGGCGCAGGTCAGTTTAGGGAACAACGGCACCAAGCAGGGCCTTGGCTTCAACATCAGTTATATTCCGCTGAACGAAGACACCATCGACCGGCTCCGTGGCAAATGGGCCATGGTCCATGCGCTATATGAAAACGTCCCGCTACATCTGCAGGACTATTACATGGACGCGCTCAAGAAATCAATCGAGATAATGAACAGCAGAGCGGAGCTAGCAGCATGAAGGTAATGACCGGATATTCGTACAACCACTCCGTCGGCCACATTGAAGAAGTGATGGACCGCCTAGTGGCGTGCGGCTATCCTGCCGCCCCTATCTCAGACTTTTGCTCAACCTTTGGCTTCGTCCAGTGGCGCAAGCTGGCCAAGAAGAAGGAGTTGAAGCCTATCTATGGAGTGACGATCAATGTCACCACAGGCATCCACGATAAGCGCCCCGCAACTTGCGAATTTACGTTCTATGCGCGGGAAAAGGTCTCGGCAATCCACGACCTCATTGAACTTGCAACAAATCAATTTCGTTATACGCCACTGCTTACCTACGAACAAGTCGCCAATGCTGAGGGCGTATATGTTATCGCCGGACATCGTGCTAACTTCGAACATCTCGCTCCGGCAGAACACGTCTTTGTTGCGCTCTCGCCAGCCGTCTATCCTGGGTATTTCCGTGCGGCCAAGGAGCGCGGCTTTCAGTTTATTGCCAGCAGCGAAAACCGCTACACCAATGACGGCGACCGGTTTCTATACGAAACTATTATGGGCCGCAATAAGTCAACGCAGAGCTATGCGCAGTTTATTCTTGACCCAGATCAATGGCGCATGGCCATTGCAAAATCTGAGGCTACGGAAGCGGACATTGCTGGCGCATGGGCTAACGTCGCCAAGGTCGTCCAAGGCTGCACAGCTGATCTCCCGACCGGCACACTGCTCTCACCACACAAAGAGAAGTCTCTCCGAGAACTTTGTGAGGAAGGTGCCCTTCGCCTTGGGTGCAACCTCACGGACCCGATTTATAGCGCGCGCCTTGACCGTGAGCTTACCCTGATCGAAGAGAAGGGTTTCGGCGACTACTTCTATATCGTTTCTGAAATGATCCAATGGTCCAAGCAACATATGATGGTCGGTCCTGGACGAGGCTCGTCGTCGGGCAGTCTGGTATGCTACCTTTTGGGGATCACGATGGTCGATCCCATACCATACAACCTCCTGTTCGAACGCTTTATCGATATCAACCGCCTCGACCTGCCGGATATCGACATCGACTTCTCGGATCAGAAGCGCCATATGGTATTCACCCATATGGAGCAGCTCTATGGCAAGGAACGTACCGCTCGCCTTGGCACGGTTTCGCTGTACAAGCCGAAGTCGGTTATTAAGGAAGCTGCCGCCTCGCTCAATATTCCGGGATGGAAGACCACGCCAGTTCTGGAAAGTATGATTGAAACTTCCTCTGGTGACGCGCGAGCATTGCGCGCCATCGAAGACACGTTCAAGCTGACCCCTGCCGGGCAACGGCTGTTGCTGGACTATCCGGAAATGCACATTGCAACCCGGATGGAAGGCCACCCGGCCAACAAGTCGCAGCACGCGGCAGGGGTCATCGTCACCGAGCTCCCAATCAAGGAGTACGTGGCGGTCGATAGCATGACGGGCGGCACCTACTGTAACAAGAAGGATGCTGAAGACCTTAACCTGCTCAAGATCGACGCGCTCGGTCTGACGCAGCTTTCCATTTTCGAGGATTGTTTGGCAATGATCGACAAGCCGCATACATGGCTTGACACGATCCCTCTGGACGACCCCGAAGCTTTTGAGGTTCTCAATGACAGAAAGTATTCGGGCATATTCCAATTTGAAGGGCAAGCACTGCAACGTGTGGCCAAGGAAATCAATATCACCTGCCTTGACGACATTGTTAGTCTCACCGCGCTCGCGCGTCCGGGACCGCTTTCATCCGGATCGACCGCGCACTGGATCAAGCGAAAGAACCAAAAGGAGGCAGTCGATATCCCGCACGAGATTTTCGAGCCCTACCTCCTTGATACCTTTGGGGTCGTTGTTTATCAAGAACAGATCATGTCTATTGTTCGCGAGGTCGGTGGCCTTTCTTGGGAGGATACATCTAATCTGCGCAAGGCCATGTCGAAAAGCTTGGGCCGAGAATACTTTGACAGATTTGGCGATCCTTTCAAAGCTGAGTGTAAGAAAAAGGGCGTACCGGAAGCGGTTGCCTTTACAGTTTGGGATAGTCTCTGTGCCTTCGGCGCTTGGTGCTTCAATAAATCCCACGCGGTCGCTTATGGAATTATCTCGTATCAGTGCGCGTACCTCAAGGCTCACTACCCTCTTGAATTCGCGGCTGCTACGCTTACGCATAAAGACAAAGTCGAGAGCCAGCTTGCGACGCTCCGTGAAATGTTGGACGAAGGCGTCCGCTATATTTCCGTCCACCCTGAGCACTCAACGGACAAGTGGCGCGTGGCGACCATCGATGGTGAGCGGTTACTGGTAGGACCCGTTCAAAACGTTAAGGGAATTGGTCCAAAAATTGTTCAGGAGATCATGACCGCACGCGCAATGGGCTTGCCTTTGAGCAGCCGTGCGGCTAAGCTACTTGCTAATCCGACAACAAAAATTGATAGCCTGTCTCCGATTGCAGACGCCTTCCGGAGGGTCATGCCCGACCCTCGCGAGCGGAACATAAACACTCCGCCCACGCGCCTCATCGACGTACAGGTTACAGGAGAAGAGTATGATGTCCTTGTATTCGTCGTCATGGCGAAGATCAACCCCAAAGATGAGAACGAAGACATCAACGTGATGAAGCGCGGCTACAAGTATTCCGGCCCGCACCTTTCGCTCGGCTTACATCTGGCCGACGACAGCGATAACGTATATGCCAAAGTCAACCGGTTCGACTACGAGACGATCGCTAAGCCGATCATCAACCGTGGTCGACCGCTGAAGGCCCTATACGCCATCAAGGGAACAGTACCGCGCGATTTTAGAATGATCAACATTAAGCTGGTTCGATACATTGGGGATATCGACCCGAAACATGAGGATCAAGCAAGTGCAGAAGCCAACGCGAGCCGGGCCAATACTGGAGGAAATCCTAACAGTTACGGGAGCTATAGCCGGGCAAACCTCGCTAGCGCTGGAAGTGAAACGACCGGTGAGCCGGGATCAACTAATGAAGTGGCAGCGGGAGCTTAAAGAAGCTTCCAAGAATATTGAATTACTATTGGGCGGTAACAGAGAATGATCTCAGATCTTTATGAAATCCCGGATGTAGCCCGCTACCTTCGGCGATTTAAAGCTGAAACACGAGGACTTTATTCTGCAGTAGTCCAGGAAAAGCGCGGCGCTTATAACATCGATAAGGCCCGCATCGAGTTTGACCCGGAGACCGGGGAGCCCAAAGCGACCGAAGGCTACGAGCCGACCGATCAGGAAAAGCAAGACATTATGGCGACATGGCCCGTGGGCCAGTTTCCAGAGTATGTCAAGCCAGCACGCCCGACCAACCTGCCGAAGGAGCTGGAAGAGGCTGACGCTGATAGCGTGTTCGAGTTCAAAGACCAATGGGGCAACATTGCGATGCTCCAACTGCGTCTGGACCCGAAGACCGACGAGGCTGAAAAGCGTTACGTTCCTTATACGTTCTGGTCAGACAATAAATGGCGACGCGCTGAGCCGCCGTTCGGCCTGCCGCTGTACGGTCTGGACAAGATTGGGGCGCACACGACAGTCTTCATTCATGAAGGGGCTAAAGCTGCGCGTGCAGTACAACGCTTAATCGAGGCAAATGGTTCCCATCCATGGTTGGAGGAGCTACGGGCCGGGGCGCATGTAGGTTGGGCCGGTGGCGCATTCGTGCCGCGCCGTACAAACTGGAATGTACTGAACGAAATGGGCATGCGGCGTGCCTACATTGTTTCGGACAACGACAAGCCCGGTCGCGAGGCCGTGGCCCCAATCTCGCAGATGTTGCGCATGCAGACTTTTCATCTGCAGTTCACGGACGAATGGCCAGCGGCGTTCGACCTTGCCGACCCGTTCCCGAAGAAGATGTTCAGCGCCATTGAAGGTAAGCAGATTTACGTCGGGCCTGCGTTCGAAAGCTGCATCCATCCTGCAACGTGGATGACCGACGAAGTCAAGCAGCCCAAGGGGAAGCCCATTGTTATTCTTCGCCCTCACGTTACCGACGAATGGTTCTACGTCGACAATGCCGACATGTTCGTCAATCTGGAACGCCCGCATATTCAAGGGTCCGACAAAATCATCAACAGCGTGTTGTCCAGTTTCTCCAATACCTCCGACACCTGCAAGCTGATCCTGAAGAAGTATTCCGGTCGCTTGAGCCGCCTGACCTACCGGCCTGACGTGCAAGGGCGCAAGGTAACGGACGACAGCACATCGGCGATTAACATGTACGTGCCGCCGCAAATTCGGCCGATTGCCGGTGACCCAACGCCATTCCTTGAGTTCATGCGCTATCTGTTCGTGAACCCGGAAGAGCTCGACGATGTGCTGCGTTGGTGCGCAACCCTGATTGCAAAGCCGGAAATCCGTATGATGTACGGACTGTTGCTGGTCTCCGAGCGGCAGGGCGTCGGTAAGTCAACGCTGACCAACCGCATCCTTGCACCGCTAGTCGGCATGAACAACGTCGGCTTCCCCACGGAAACAGACATTGTTGAAAGCCAGTTCAATTCATGGATGGCCAACAAGCGACTGGTAGTCGTTTCGGAAATCTACTCTGGCCATTCGTGGAAAGCCTACAACAAACTCAAGACCTATATCACTGACGAAGATATCATGGTCAACGAGAAGAACCAGCGCCGCTACAAGATCGAGAATTGGTCGCACTATTGCTGCTGCTCCAACTCGGTCAAGGCGATGAAGATAGAAGACACCGACCGCCGTTGGCTGTGCCCCGAATGCACAGAGGTAGCATGGCCCGCCAAGAAGTTCAAGGACTTCAACAGCTGGATTGATGCTGGCGGCTTGGGGATCATCCTCAATTGGGCGCAGCACTACGGCGAATACGTGTCTAAGGGCGAACCGGCCCCAATGACCAAGAAGAAGAAAGAGATGATCGCTGCCAGCCGCACGCCAGAAGAAGTGCGCGCCGCCGAGCTGGCCGAGCGTATTATCTTTGAAGGCATGAAGGTCTGCATTACGACGCGAGAGCTGGAGCTATGGGCCATGCGCGAGGCTAAGGGGAAGTCCTTTAGCACGGCACATGACCTGCGCAAAGCAATGATCAACGAGGGCATGTTCGCCCATATCAAACGCATCCGCATTGCTGGTAATCTGCAATACGTTCTGGTCAGCCCGGCGTTGTACGAGGAATACAAAGCCTTGTTCGACGAGCCGGAGCAGAACGACCGTATGATTACCGACCTGATCCGCGACAATATCAAGTTTCCAGCTGACCTAGCAGGCATGCAGGTCAGTGGCGTAATGTAGGAAATCACATGAAGCTTACAGCAACGAACGAAGGATGCCGCGTCACCATCGATAAGGGTGAGGTTTACGGCACACGGCTGACCCGTTTTCTGCTAAAGGTTTCAGGGCGCAAAAAGTTCCTGAAGGACGGCAAAACTTATTGGTTTGAGACGAGCCAGCGAAATATCGAAAATTGGCTGGAGATTTTTGAAGAATGCGAGTTCGAGGACGAGCGCCAGAAGAGCCGCGTGCTAAACCTCAACAACGATTTCTTGATGATTGATCGTAAGGAACGCCCGCCGTTCCAGACCGCCATGCCCGGTTACAATCATCAGGACCGCGCGTTTGCAATGACCAAGGACTTGGAATGCTCCGCCCTGTTTATGGAGACCGGCACCGGCAAGACTAAGGTCACGATCGACAAGGCCGTCTACCTTTGGTGCAAGTACGAAATTGACGTGCTGTTTGTAATCACCAAGAAGGGCGTCCATGAGCAGTGGGTCGATGAGCAGATCGTCGAACATATCCATTCCTCGATCCCTTACGTAGGGCTCGCGTGGGAAGGCGGCAATACCAAACGTGAGCTGGAAGCAATCGACCGGCTCACCCGCGTTAAGGATAAGCTTATCGTATTTTCGATTAACATGGATGCCATCTGGAATAAGAAAGGCTATGCCGCCTTCGTCAAGTTCCTGCGGGCATTCCAGGGCCGGGTCTATGGCGTTGTTGACGAGAGCCAAGAGGCCAAGGACCCAGAGACCAATCGCGCCCAGACATTGCTCAAGCTGAAGCCGTTCATTGCTTACCGATCGATCCTGAGCGGGACCCCAATCACCAAGAACTTGGAGGACGTTTGGGGTCAGTTCTTCTTCCTTGATGCCGACATAATTGGGGAAGAGTACAAGTCTTCGTTCCGCAAGGATTACTGCCGCATGGGCGGCTTCGAAGGCAAGAAGGTCATGGGCCATAAGAACTTGGAAAAGTTCTACCAGCGCATTGACAAGGTGACTTTCCGTGCCACCAAGGATGAGCTTGACCTACCGGAGAAGGTCTATGAGCGCAAGGCGTTCAAGCTGACCAACGAGCAGCGGGATGCTTATGAAAAGCTTAAGGAGGATTTCCTCTATCGGCTTGATCAAGCGGAAGAAATTGTCACGAGCGAAGTTACTGGCGAACAGTACACCGTGCTGAACGAACGCGTGATTTCGGTCGAGCATGCCGCTACCATGATCCTGCGCCTCCAGCAGATTACGTGTGGCTTCATGAAGCTGGACGATGGCACGACGCACGAGTTTACGAAGAACCCAAGGCTTGAGCTCGTGGAGGAACTGGACGAGCTGATCGGCTTCGAGCGCAAGAAGATCATCTGGTGCCGGTTCCAGCACGACGCAAATGTCCTCATGCGCAAGTTCGGTGCGCGGGCCGTCGACTACATTGGCCCTACGCCCGACGACCAGCGTGCGATTAATAAACGCTTGTTCCTCGACGCTAACTCAGGTAAGGATATTCTAATTTCCAACCCTGCCGCTGGTGGGACTGGACTTAATCTGCAGGGGCTTTGCACCCATGCAATCTATTACTCTAACTCCTTCAATGCCGTGCACCGCTGGCAGAGTGAGGACCGCATTCACCGCATTGGGACGAAGGAGGCCTGCCACTTCCTCGATCTAATCGCAAGCCGCACCGTTGATACTGGTATTCTGGCTAACTTGCGCCAGAAGAAAGAGTTCTCAACCTTGGTGCTTGATGATATTCGCAAGATGCTACACGAGGCAGGCAATGCTACGATTTTCTAATAAGCAAATGGTAATCCTGGAAGCGATCGCGTCCCTGCAGAAACAGGGCAAAACCGTGATCGAGCTGGACGAGATTTGCGAGCTGGTGAAAGCCGAGCTCGACCCCGACGACACGTTGATCAACTTCCGTTCGGGCGTGGGCGCATGCCTGCGTGACCTTGAGCGTAAAATGACATATGTGCAGTTAACCCTCTCTAGTAACCATATGATTGGAAGGGGTAATAAACTGGCCTTTACAATTCGCGGGGACTATGCCAAGCTCGTTGGGTCGTGGGCGAGGGAGCCAGCATAAGTGGTCAAATTCAAAGTAAAATTCGAACATCGCGCAAGCGGCGTGATCGACTATAGATCGGTCCTCGCTTCCGATCCCCAATCTGCTGCAAATGAGGTCCGCAAGATGTTTGCGGGCCAGCAGATCATCGTTGTGACAGTAAAGCGTGAAAAGGTCGCAGCGTAACTATAACGAAAATCAAACAGGAGCGTAACATGAATGCAATTCCAGAGAAGGTCGGCGAAACATTGGACGGCGGTATTCGCGAAGTATTGGCTGCGGCTGATGCGCGTGAAGCGAAGGCGAACACCATTCCGCCATCGCAACGCCCGGTCACGCAGCCGGTAATGACGAAGGTCCCTGTGACCCCGGCAGACATTTCCATGAAAACCATGGAGAATACCATGAACGAGAAGGTGCAGATCGACGCAGCCATCAAGGACAAGCAGGCTCTCGTGCAGAAGATTTCTCGCGAGATCGAGCAGGCTTATGCCGACCTCTATCACCACATGACCGAGCTCGGCCAGTTGCAGCACCATTCGACCGTTCTGGCGCTCCAGGGCTTGGCCCATGCGCACGGCGCACAGTTGGCCAAGGGCAAGCAGTAAGGCCGCTAGGCTACTACCCTAGCCGCCATGGCTAGAAACGCTTCCAGAGGCCCTAGATTTTAATTCTAGGGCCTCTTTATTTTGCCTGCCGGGCAGCAAGGCGCTCGCCATGGGCAGCGAGCTCTCCAGCGGTATATATCTTTGCTGCACCAAGGCGGACCACAGTTCTGTTAATGTTATTTTGATCTTCAACGGTAGCTCCCTTGACCCCAATCAGGTCAGTTCCCACCGTTCGGCGCATTGCCGCCACATCGATTGTTCCGCCAGTCCCACATGCGGTTAGCACGCATGCAGTCGTCGTAATCGAGAGCAGCCTTGTCAGCCTCCGTGCCGAGACGTTCATTGTTCTTCCTCACACCTTCAAGGGCTGTGTCGCGCCCGTAGTTGAATACGTTGTGGATGACGTAAGCCATGATGAGCAACGCGAACAAACCAAGGCCGATCTTTATGTAGCTGGAAATGGTCATGCCATTGCAACCTTGTCTTCGATCCCCAACGAGGAGTGCCGCTTTTTCCAGAGACCGTAACCGGCATAGGCCAGACCGCCCATAAGCACGACGACACCAGCAACGGTCAGGTACGTCATGATATTGTCGACAAAGGCATTGCCGACATATGGCGTGAGCTGATCCTTGGCTTGGTCGATGGTCGACTTGACCGCGCCCGTGCCGCCTGCCGCGCCGATAGCGGAGAACAGACCCTGCTTGACTTCCGGAGTGTCGAGCGGCTTGAGCTGACCGACTTTCTCCTCTGGTGCAGACTTGAACGTCGCGAGGAGTTGCATGGTTTGCGGCCCGGCAACGCCGTCAACGTCGAGGTGATTTCTTGCTTGGAACGAACGCACTGCGCGCTCTGTAGAGCCGCCGTAGTCGCCATCCACCGTGACCGCATAGCCAGCGCGGACCAGCAAGCCCTGTAGCTCGCGGACCTTTGCGCCCTTGGAGCCGACGCGGATCATGCCAGCCGACGCCGGAGCCGGAGCCTTGGCACCTTCCAGCGCTTCATAGGCTTCCTTCATCTTTACGTCGTATTTGTTCTTGGCGTAGGCTGCACCGTTCCAGATGCGCGCAACGGCCGACCAATCAAGGCGGCGCAGATGCTGGATCACGCCGCTCACGTCCATGAACGCGAACATGATGGCAAGCTGCCCGCTAAAGCCAGACTGAGCCGTGCGTTCAAATTCTTCGGCGGAAGGGAAGCCGAGCTTCTTCCAGTGCGCGCCCATGACTTGACCAACGCCCCACGAGCAGGAGCTAATGGCGGCAGTGACGTCGAGCTTCTTGCCCTCGTCTAGGATCAGGTATCGTGCCACTTGTGAAGCCGGGTTAGCAATGCCGCCAACCTTGGGGCTGGCCAGCTTGAGCGCACGGGCTTTCGCTTGCAGGGCAGGAGGGATAAGCCGATCGAAATAATGGCCTTCCCAACGGATGATTGCTTTCAAGACACCATTGATAATGGTGCCAGTCTGCATGCCGGTCTCGACCTTCATGAATGCAAGGCAGGCGTTGAGGGATACTCCACGCTGCGATGCATACTTACCGACGAGAAGCTGCTCTTGTGCCGAAAGAGACATAGTAACCTCAGATTGCGAGAAGGTCCCCCGAAAGGACGAATTCCTTGGGGCTGCCGATTGCACCGGGACCGATGCAGTGAATGACGAAAGTTGCGTAGTCTACGTTGCGCAGCGAAAATGTCTCCGGTGAGTGCATGACGTTGCCATTTCCGAATGCGAAAGTCAGCTGTCCATTGATGGAGTAGCCCGTGAGCATATCGCCATCCTGGAAATTGAGATCATTAATGGTATAGGTCTTAGCACCTGCGGCGGTGAATGCCAAGTGCCGATCGAGGTGATCCCCAACCGCAAATGACGAAGCGTCGGCGATCGCCAGCGTGGGGCGTCGCTTGTTCATCGACTTCCATGTTACGCCGCCGATATTGGCCTCGTGGAAGGAAGTACCAGAGGGAATGTCATTGTTGGCGCGGAAGATGCCCCAAGGGGTGATGACCAGCTGACCGGCAGCATAGGCTTTGGCCTGATCGTAAAGCAGCGACGAGAGGTCGGAGCTATTGATGATCGTCCATTGCAGCGCGCCCGTGCCGATCACAAACGAAGTGCCGGGTGGCATGTCGGAGTTCGCGCGCACCAAGGCAAAGGCGAACAAGCTCGCGGCGGGTGGCGCAAAGACCACGTCGCCTGATTTGTAGTTGCCGTCTACAGACCAGTCGTCGCGGAACTTGTTGCGTTCGCCGATGACGTCTGCATATTGATAACCGAAGATGGAAGGCTGCTTGCCTGCCGCAACGGTCCGGAACAGGGCGCGCTGTCCTGGAATTTCTGTATGATATTCAAACAGCTCGTTACCGAGATACGCGTCGGTATCGACGTACTGCTTGAGGATCAGTTGCGAAACGCTGAATGGACGCCATGTCGCGCCCGTAAGGCCGAGACCGCTGCCCGTTGGCGGAGTGTTGACCGGAATGGCTCCGTTGGCCACGAAGAACTGGCCATTATAGCTGACAATATTGCCAGATACATACGTGCTGTCATTGTCGTACTCAGTACCGATCGACGGGGAAACCTCACGCCATGTTGCACCGGTCTGGCCGATCACAAATGGCGTGTTTGCCGGAATGGCCGCATTGGCTTCGTACAGGCGATTGTTGCGCCGCACGAGATCGAAGATATTGTATGGATTGCCGATGGCCCATGGGCCACGGTAGATGTTGCGCTCGCCGCCGATCTGGTCCCACTGCGCAGCCGACCATGTGCCGGGCGCGGTGGGCTGATTGGCACGCCAGATAACGCCATCCTTTACGACGACGGAGTTTTTGCCATAGTAGAGCGACGCGTTCCAATCGTTAATGAATGCCTCGTTAAGCTTGACTTCCCGCCACGTCGCGCCGGTAGTACCGACGACGAAAGGCGTATTGGCCGGAATATCATCGTTGGCGGCATAGAACTTTCCATCCTTGCTGACGATCGTATCAACAGAGTAAGCGTTGGCCGGATCGTAAGGCAGGGAAGCGCCGCTCGGGCTGACTTCGTACCACGTCGCGAGGGACGTACCGATCACAAAAGGAGTGTTCGGCGGAATGGCAGCATTCGGCGAATACAGCCTGCCGTTCTTGCGCACCATATGGTTTGTCGTGTACGAGCGCCCCTGCACCCATTCGCCTGTGAACCATTGGAACGTTACGGCCGAAGTCTTGTTGACGACGCCGTTCCGGCAGAACAACATATAGTCGTCATTGGTGTTCGGAGCTTGTTCCTCAGCACTGCACAATTGCGCACTGACCAATTCCTTGAGCGAACCTTCCCCCGTGATCAGCAGCTTCTTGACGATAGCGCCATCGCAGTAAAGCAGTGCCGCGCCGCCCTCAGAGCCATCGCCGACGGCCGAGGAGCAAACGAGCGATCCTTCCCCGCTGCCTGCAAGATTTGCGACAAAGTCCCCAAGGGCTAGCTGAAGGTTATCGAGTGCGGTGCAATCCCATTCGCGACCGGGCGAAAGGCCGACGAAGAAATTGATGATTTCGGAGACAATTGCATTGATCTGCGAATTGGACGGACGAACATTGCAGTCCTCCGGCATAGCAGTGAGGTCGCACGTGAGACCGAACGGTAGCGGTGGCACGGCGGCGTTGAATACGTTCGGCTGTGCGATAGGCAGGCCGGTTGTCGGGTTGCGGACGATAAGTCCGCCTTTGGACGGATCAGGAAAAATTCCCGGCATGTCAGCTCCTAAAGGATAAGTCCGGCCATAATCGACAGAGTGCCGCTACCGTGGAACGAATAGTCAAGAGCGTCGCCGCCGCACAACATGCCGACGCCGTTCTGCACGACGTACCACGACCCGTTCTTTCTCACCATGGAGAAAATACCAGTCAGGTCGCCGCCAGAGACTGCCGATCCTTGCGCTTGACCCCAAGTGGTCGGCTGCAAACCGCCGAAACCGTTAGGCGCGACAAGTGTGATCGCGCCGATGCGCACGTCAGCGCCGGTCCCGGTATGCCAATAAACGACACCAGCATTTTGTCCGGCCATGCTGAAATTGCCGTCTTTGTCGGTGCCGAATGCACTGACAATCGGACCATTCGGAATGATGATGGGCGCACCGCCGCCGCCTTCGAACAGAGTGTTCTTCAGGTTCTGATATGTGATCTTCTTGTCGATACCGGTCTCGCTATCGAGGAAGCCGATATAGTCGTTGGCGGTAATCGGTCCTACGTCGAAGATTGCCGGTGCCAAATTAAGGAGCTGGCGAACGGATGCAAGTCCCTGCTGGCCGTCATAGCAACCTGCGATCAGATCGTCTGCGTCGGCCTGCACCCCTGCCAGTCGGCAAAGGTTGGCCAGCTCCTTGATCGCAAGCGCGAGGTTGTCCAGGCGCGAGCAATCATAGTCCTTGTCCGCTGCGTTAACCGCATTGGCGATTTCAGAAATGAGCGCGTTCGTGGAGACCGGATCGAACCGCACCGCGCAATTGGTGCGATAGAATAGCGGGTCGCAATTCGCAACCGTCTTGACGCCGACCTGCGCGTTCTGAGCGTTTTCGGCCTGCGTTCCAGCTTGTGGGAAAATGCCCGCCATGGTGTCCTCTTATGGCTGTCTCTTCAGACAAATATTGCAGCAAATCGGTAGCAGCGAACGGACGATGCAATGCGCTGCCAGCACGAGCGGATAGGCTCTGTCGGGGCCACCAATGCACAATCCGTTTCCGGGTGTCAGGTAGAGTTTAACCTGCTTTTGTGCTTGGAGTATAGTGCTTTCAGTTTCAGGACAAGGCGTCGGCAACACGACCGGAGCATAATCCTGAGTGGGTCGAAGGATCAAGCAGACCTTACCGAAAGCATCGGTTTGGGGGACCACTTCGGCGTATAGCGACGAGATGATGAAATTGATCGCTGCAAGATTTTCAACAGAACCATGGCGCATGCGCCAGAGGGCGAGGATAACTCCGCGCTTGTAAATGCGGGTTAGTTCCTCTCCGAATACCGGCGGGCAATATTCATGGTCCGAGCATTCCGTGACGATCTCGTAAGGCGTGATTGGCCCCAAGTCTGGGTCGCGGCAATAGGTGTTGTAGCAATCAGCCCATCCGAGCCTATCGAGCCATTCGTCCATTGTCGACCATGCGGTGGCCGGATTAGCCTCGCGCAGGGCTGGCCAGAGGATAGCCATGATATAGTAATAGAGGAGCGCGCCTTTGTAGTGCGCATGCAAGACGAGGCTGGCGCATTGCTCGTCCATGAACGGCTCTTCGCACGGCTCGCACGTATCGCAATTCTGAACGCCGAGCTGCTTGGTCTCGTCCCATAGCGGGCCGGAAGGCAGCAAGCTGACCATCGAGCATTTCAGCCCGTCAGGGTCGATAGAGCAGATATCGGGCGGGCAGCAGCCATCGGAGGGAAGTTCCCCGACCGGCACTGCACCATCGATACCATTCTTGAAGATATAGCTCATACGCCGCCTTCAGGGTTTACGAACTCGATCGTATTCAGGCAGATGCGATAGTCGCAATCCGGCTCCGCATCGCCGCAATAGTTGATCATGATGTGTTCGTAGTTCGGATCAGCTTTCTCGATGACGACTTCGAAGTTGCCAGTGCCGAGCATCAGCTGCGCGACAATGGCCTTCAGGTCCTGCATGAGCAAGGTCTGCGACGGGCAAATCCGAGCGACGTATTCGGTCAGGCGCTCCCTGATTTCATTCGCGATGGCCGGGGTCGTGCAGACCAGACCGTCTAGTTTGATATTGACATAAGCGCCCTTGAACGAATAGATTTTGCCGACGACCCCAATTGGGGCTTCGCCTTGGCCGATACCTTGGATAAGTCCGAACATCCATTCGTCAATGTCGTCGATGATGTTCTGCGGAGCCGCACCGCACGGGAACGTGCTGTCGAACATCGCGTAGAGCCTGATCGGGCGGTTGCAGTCGATGCCGGTTTCCCAATCCTTGACATCTTCCGGATAGCAGCACGAACCGGCACGTTCGCACACGGAAGTCACGCATGGCCATTCCAGGAGTTTTTCCTTGACCCAAGCGAGGTCTTTCTTTGGCTTGTAGCGCAGACGTTCCAGATAGCGGATGCGGAACGGTTCGCATTCTTCCGCGATTGCACCGCCGCAAAACTGACCGCCGTACACTGTCACCGTGCTATTGACGCCTGTCATTTGCGTGGTGAGCGTGCCAGTTGTCGTTCCGGCCTTAAGGTTGCTGTCTGGACCCGGCTCTAGCGCGCGCATGCGCAGCACAGCATTGCCGCTGGTATCCAGCGAGGCAGGGACTGAGCCGATTGAGATATAGGCGTTGCCGCCGATGGTAGCTTCGATGGAGCTGGCCAGAGAAGATAGCGGCGCACCCGTAATCTGGATATAACCTTCTGCGAACATGGCCGGGCGCGGGTAGACGCCGTCAATAGCCGCCATGTCAATGAGATTGTCGCAGCATGCGTAGCGCGGATCGCGCTCTTTCCATTGCTGCTCGCCGATCGAAAAGAACTGCTCGGCAGTGGCATAGTCGTTCGAGACGACGTACCATTCGTTGCTTTCAGGGATCACGTTCGCGCCGCCAAGCACGTTCGTAGAGAACATCGTCTTGAGGCTCTCAAACAGCGTGCGCGGGTCTGGCCGCTCGATCAAACATGCCATGTATTACGATCTCCAGACCCAGGAATTTTCCAAGCGACTGCCGGTAATGCCGACGCGCGAGTTATTTCCGTCGCTACCTTGAATGTCAACGACAGCGTTAAAGGTGTTGCCGCCAGCGTATGTTACAGTAACTTCGACACTCAGAGCAACGCCATAGACCACGAGTTTCTGCAGCGCAGATTGCATCAATGCCTTAACAAGCTTGATGCTTTCGGCTACGGAATACTGCGTCGGCAAATCCCAAAGGGCAGAGCCGGAGGTCTGGTTGTCGTCCCGGAAAGTGTCGGCCCAATGCCCGCCGCGCGCACCCGGACGGAAGCCACAAAAGCTGTCTGCCTTGCGACCTTTGGTCAGTAGGATATTCAGTGCGAGGCCGGTCACGAAATTGTTGTTGGCGAACGTACGACCGCCCGGCTTGGATAGCAGCTTGAGGCCAGAGGAGCCGCAATCGGACTGGCATTCTTGTTTGACGCCGCAAGCATCGATCTGGGTCGTCCAGAAGATGCGGCGACGGCCTTCGATTGGGATGACGCACTCGGCCATATTATTCCTCGAACGGCGGTATGGGGGACATGGACCCCGAGGGGATCGGCCCTACGAAATTTCCGGCTTCGACCTGCTGAGCCTTGAGGGTTCCTCTGATGAAGACTTCCCCGTCCTTGACTTCAAGCATGCCCGCAAGGACTGCGAGATTATCGGTAATCCACGCGCGTTTCTGGTTGAACTCAAGAGCTTTCTCCGGGTCTTCAGCATTCTGGACACCGCTGGCTCCTTCCTTCCACTGCCGCTGTTTGTTCCTTGGGATCGTGATCAATCCGAACTTAAGGCCCGTATCCGAGCCAGAAGCAAATAGCAGAACTTCGGTGTTGGTATTCTTCTTGAACGCTTGACCAATGCCGATATTAATTACCGGTACTTCCTCGTCTTCCGTGCCGTTGCCGCGCACCGTCAGGTATGCGCCATTGTCTTTGTCGAAAAATATCTCTCCGAAGACGTGGCGTTCGACGCCGTCCTGTGCGTCGCGGTTTCTGGTAGGAAAACTTTCAAAGGAGGTCATGGCGGTTCCCTCTAGGTTGATGGAAGTTTGAGCGGCGGCTGGTTAATCTGAATGCCACCAAGGAAGTCAGGCTGTTGTACCACGGGCGCTTCAGAGAAGCTAGGCGAGAAGTCGAGATCAGAAGGTTGCCAGATGTCCGGAGAATTGACCCCAAGTTGGGCCTTCCGTTGCTTCCCGATACCAGCCTTCTCGCTCGGGGCTGCATCCTTCTTCTGCGGAGGCGGCGCTAGCGTCAATGTTGTTTTCAGTGTGCCTTGGGCGTCAACGGTATAGTCCAGGGCGATGCACTCCAGGACATTGAAGATACCTTCCGGCGGAATTTCAACGTAATGAAGCTTGCCGATATCCCACGGATCGCCCGATGGCGTCATGACATGGAACACTTCGACAGTGCACTGGAGCGACTGCGCATTGCGCTTGTCAGCCTCGAACTGTACGCGACGATCGAGCGCTTCCGGAGTGGCGTCTCCGTAGTGCTGGACGATGTACGGAGTATCGTCGCCGTCCTTATTTTTCTTGGCTGACTTGAGGACATTCAGCGCGGCTTCTTCGCCCCAAACAGTCCGCTTAGTGCGCTGACCTTTAACCACAATGCGCGACTTGTCGTGATCGTCGGACTGGTCCGCTGAGAACGAGAGAACATTCTTGCCAAGAATAAGATCGTCGCCGAACTCGGCCGGGGCGTCCTGAAAGCGGAGCTTGCCATCCCGCGTTTCATAGAAGTAGTGACCGTTTTCGTTGCCAAGGCGTTGAAGCTCGTATAGAACATTGCAGCCATCTCTGAAGCAAACTCGTTCGAGCTTGACGTCATCTGACTGCCAGTCCAGCTCGACCTTGAAATCCTTGGTGAGGGCCTCCACTGCCTGCCGAGTGGAAGGCTGAAGGATGGTCCCGGTTTTGTGCTGATGCGAACTGTCGATCAGGACCTTGGTCCGACCGCGAGCGCTCAACGATACCGAATATGCATTCGGCTCTATCGAAGAGGTGACTTCTGTTAGGCTGTCTTCCTTGGTCTCGCTTTTGCCTTTGCGGCGGTCCATCGACCCAAAGAAAGCGAGCTGCCCGCCGATATAGACGGTCACTGGCTTGCTGCGCATCGCGTTGACGAGGACCGGCTTGGAGGGCATGTAGTTGAAGAATACTTCAGCGCTGAAAGAACCGGTGAGATCTTTCTTCTGGCGCGACAATTTCATGCCCGTGTATTGGGTCAGCTCCTGTCCGTCAATTAAGATCACTACCGGCTTCAATTCGGTCGCGCTCCAATTACGGTTGGTCCGATCATCCACGGGAAGCCATACGGGTTCTTCTTCTCAAGATCGAGGAACTGTGTGGCGTCCGTATAGATTTCGTACGCAGCGACGACTGACGGTACTGCCGAGCCAAACTGAAATGCGATCAGCGGCGGCGAGTTGTAGGCGCGATTTAGCAACTTGCCTTTCAGGTCCTCAAAGAACCGGGAAAGGCGGACATACAACTTGCTGTCGCATGCCTCGTTAATGATCTTCAGTTCTTCCTCAAACACGGCGACGACGCGATCATATTGCGTGAAGGCTTCGTTCATGTCGGCTGGCGTGACTTCAAGGAATGCCTTGGCCATGTAGCCAGCCGCAAGCAGGCGAGTGTAGCTCTGCACTGCGTTAACGGAGGCTCTGCCGGTACGTCCAACCAAGATGGAGCCGCCATTCTGGTTGATAATTTCCCGGAATAGCTGCTGCTTCTGAACGCTCGTACCATACTTGTCAATGAGTGCCATCCCGTCAGACATGGCTTGCTTCATTGTGTTCGGTTTCGCGAGTAGTCCAGGATCAGAAGAAAGGGTCTGGAACGCCGCGAATGACCGATAAACCTTGATGTTATTCTCGTTCTTGGCGGCTTGGACATAGCCGGTGTAAATCGAATTAACGGAGGTTGATGCAGTCCCAAGGACAGCGCCACGGTCATAGAACGTAGCCTCTTCCGGATGATACTGTTCATCGAAACTGTCATTTAGTCCCTCGATAAGCGGAGCGAGTGCGAGCCCCAAGACGAAGCCGACTAGGCTCAAACCGTTAGGCCAGACGTTTGCCTCGACCATGTCCATGTCGAAATAAGTGACGCCCTGCTCCTCGGTGGGATTGTCGCGCACGCGGAGCTGCTTGCATGCCGCCATGATCACGCCGCGCGTAGGATGCACAAGCGGACCCGGTCCGGGCAGCTCCACAACTGCGATCAGAGCTGCCGCACGGAGAACATGATCGTTAGTAGCAAAACGACCGCTAATAGAATAAGTACGTATTGATCTGCCCATATCAGCATAAGCAGTCTCCTCGCCAAACGGGAACTCGCCCTCAGCGCCGCGCCGCCCGTGCTGGCTATTGACTTCCAGCGCTTCGAACGGGACGCCCTTATAGCTGGCCGGAAGATAAGGGTCTTTGTAACAGGCTTCGGCCATTAGCCACCACTCTGAATGTTCGTGTTAGTCCCGGTGTTCGGCGCTGCCGGAGCTGCCGCTGGACCGTTCACGTTCAGGTTAAGTTGGCCGATGGCCGCGCGCATCGCTGCACCTGCCGCCGAGCCAAACTGAGAAGCCACGCCGAGGATGCTAGCGCCAGCTTCTGAGCCGAACTGAACAGCGCCGCCGACCAATGTTCCGGTGCCTGTTTCAAATGCCGATTGTAGCTGAGTAGCACCATCCTGAAAACTGGATTGCAGGTTTATTACGGACTGATCTGCGTCTTTGCGATCGCGCATCGCTTGATCGGCAATTTGCGCATCTATCCTTCCAGACAGACTATTGGGGTCCCGCCTATTGGCTTCTTTCGCGGCATTTTGTTCCCGATAATATTTCTGCTGTTCCTCAAACATCTTGGCAACGGCGGGGTCGTGCCTAACGCTGCCAAGGCCGAGCGTCTGCGAAGCCAAGAAGCCGAGACCGGCATATCTAAGAACTGTACTCCAGCCTACCGCTGCCGCGCCACCAGCCGTCGTCGCTGCCGCCGCTGCACCGCCGCCAGCCGCCACGGTTCCGGCTGCACTGCCAAAGCCAAGCTTCGTTGCGGCTCCCTGCAACATCGTCGCTGCGAGCTGAAGAGAAGATGCGGCGGCGGGAAGGCCAAAGCCCCAAAGGGCTTGCAAACCTTTGGTCGCGCCATATCCAACGACGCCAGCGCCAGCCGTGGCCGCACCAAGGAGGGCGTAGTCCTGCATCTGCCCTTTGGAGCGACCATCGATTATGCCCGTAAGGTAATCTGCTGCCGCACCGATCTTGTCGATTACAGGAATAAAAAGACCTTCGAGCTTGTCCCCAAGGAGGCCAAAGAGGCCGACCAACTGGTTAGTCGTCTCTTGGAGCTGCACCCAAGACGACGTGAGGTCGATGTTGTTCAGTTCCTTGTCCGTTATCGGATTTTGGAAATACTTTTCATTCTTGATCAGCGCTTCCTGGAACTGCAAGACCGCCTTAGCAAGGAAGTCATCGGAGTTGCGGTTGCCTGAAAGCGGATCGAGGGCCGAGATCACAGCAGCAGCGTTAGAACCGTTAACACCTTTCTGGTCAAGAAAGCCGCCCTTGCCGAGGATGTATTTCCTGATCCAGTCTGCAGGATTTTCTCGGAAGAGTTCCTCGTCCTTCAGCGCGCCCGCTTCATAGCTATAAGTCGTTTTCTTGCCGACCGCGCCGGACTTGACTAGCCGCCCCTTCTCGCGCAGGCCGGCGTCTTCCTGAGCCTGGATCGCCTTCTTGGTGGTCTCACCGGCAAAGGTCTTCGTTGCCATATTGAGCTGAACGCCTTGGGTAGAGGCCCCGACGTCAGCAGCGGCAAGGAGCTGCATGAAGAAGCCTTCCGGCGTCAACGACTGACCGGAGGTCTTGGAGTTCTTGAGCAACTGGAAGGCGTCATTGAAATTGATCTGTGCGCCTTCCGACACCTTTGCGGAAGTGAAAGCGTCAATGTACTTGATTACGTTGGGGTCAAAGTTCCCCTTGCTGTCCTGTAGATATCCAGCCTGACCCAAGCCGCGAATGAACGTGGCGACGCCAGTGATCGCTTCCGCTGCCGACTGGCCTTGCTGAACCGAAACTTTGACTGCGCGGTCAAGACTAGGATCAAGGCGCGTTGCGTCTAGAGGGTCTTTAAAGTTGGAAGCAACTTCGGCGTAAAGGTCCATACGCTGATCATATCTGATCAGTGGATTTGCCTGCGAATTTGTGCGCGCCCTTGCAGCCAGTTCGGCTTGCTGTTCAGGCGTGAACCGCTGCTGCTGGAATTTGTTCGAGGCTACGTCGAAGCCCTTGATACCTTCAGCGAAGCCCTGCTTGATCGAATTAACGATCGTGTGGCCCATATCGACGAGCCACGAGCGCAAGAACGACTTCAGCGGCTGGATCGAGAGGCCAATATTGCGAGGCGTCGGAGGATTAAGGCTCTGACCGGGGTTTCTGGTCCTACCGCCGCCACGCCCGCCGCCCTGACCAGCGTTTGTCGGAATATTATTCTTGACCTTGGCGAGCGCCATCTGTGCGAGATTGGCCGCACGCGCAACCCGCACCAGCTTGGAGACCAGTGTGTCAAGCCCAGCGAAATTCGGTGTTTTGCCCTGACTGCCGAGCAGTCCGGTCAGGCCCTTATTGGCCTTCTTGAACTGGCCGAGCGCATCAGCCATCTTCTTGATGTCGCTGGACTTCGCGCCCTTGACTTCAATGTTCGTGGTAATGCGCTTCGGGATTTTCTTCGAGGCTTTGGCGATGTTGTTGAGCGCCGCTGCCGTCTTGTTCAGGTTTGCCGGGCTAGCGCCTTTGCCAAGTCCGGCAAGCGCCTTCTGCGTTGCAGTGGCTTCCTTGCGCAGACTACGCAATGCGGCATTGATCTTGTTGACTTTGCCAGAGGTCTGGTCAACAAGTTGCAGTGTCGCCTTTTCTACGTAATCGACCAAGGAAGCCTCACTTCAACTTAGCGCCGACCAGCGCTGCTCGGAACTTAATCTCACGAGCGTTTATCTCGTGAAAATGTCGTAAGCGCAGCGCCAGCTTCTTTATGGTGACGGTGGAAAGGTCGTCAGTTATAGAGGAATAGAACCGATATTCCTCTACGGCCTTGACTACTTTTCCTCCTCCCCTAAAAAACGAGGCAGCACCTTGTCGACTATCAGCATGCCATCAGCCATGGTGATCTGTTCGACCGCCCACGAAGGAAGCACCTGAAGGTTTGTGCCGACGGGCTTGGCGACCGTCCTGATGAGAGCGAGTGCCTGCTGAAGCGAGATCGTTTCCGCCAGCACTTCTTCGATATCGCCGAAGGTGGAGGCAAGGAACTCAAGCTCCTTGATTTCTTCGCCAGCGCCGCCCTGAACGAACTTGATCGGTGTTCCCAACTCGACGAGGATTGGGGACGTCACGCCATCACCATTGCTGATGATCTTGCCCTGCTCGCCCTGCCCGACGGCGAGGGCGCTCGTCAGCTTGACAGCATAGGCGGTCGGGATTTGCGTGATGGCTAGGTCGTCAAATGCGACCGTCGAGCCATCTTCCGCAATGGCCTTGACCTGTTTCTTGATACGCATGCGGCGGTTCATAACCTGCCACTTGGTATTTCCCTTGACCCCAAGGTCGTTGGTCGCGTCGGCGACTTCGACGAAGCCAGCAAGGTTGAGCGGTGATACCTGCAATTCCTTGATGGACTTTCCGCCCATGACGATTGGAACGAGGTCGATGTTGATCTTTTCCATGATAATTCCTGTGCCGATTGTGTGCCGAGTAGACAAATGAGCGTGCAGTCTCGGCACGGGACTGCACGCTCATGAGAAGAACCGCTTCGCTCCCCGCCAGAGAACGACCGGTTCCCAGCTCTTAGGCGGCGAGCTGCTCGGCCGGGAGCAGTTCGTCGAGGAGGCGGTAGCTGAGGTTCAGCGTGACCTGATGCGTGTCGGACTGATCGTCGCCCGTGGCGGTGCCACCGTTGCCGGTGTAGACCAGACCGTTCAGGTATTCAACCTGAATGTCGACCTGAGCGCAGCCCTGATACCATGCGAGCGGAACGCGCAGGTCACGGATTACGTTCATCTGAACTGTAGCATTGGCCGTCTGGCGGCGAACATAGCCGTGCGAAAGCACTTCGTTCGTGAACGGGCAAAGCTTCCAGGTCGGAAGGTCTTCGTTGGCGAGCTCATGCGAATACGGGCCGACGACTTGGTCCGTATCGCAATCGCGGAACGTCATCAGGATGTTCTTTACGCCAATAATGTTATCGCAAGACATGGCGGGTCCCCTTTACCGGTTGCAGTTGTCCAGAACCTTCGGGACCAGATTGGTGTTGATACGACCAATGCGGTTCGGAGGCATGTACTGAAGAAAGACCCAAAGCCAATTGGGATTGCCACGGCAGGGGTCGGCGACCTCGAAGTCGGTCTTGACCGTCAGATCACGGTCCAGATTTTCGAACTCAGAGAACAGAATGCCGATATTTGCCTTCGCCCACGCCCGAAGGTCGGCGAGGATCAGGCGCGGGTTGGTGCCCTTGACACCCTGATTGATCTTGGTGTTCTTGGTGAACAGGGCAAGACCGTTGTAGGTGTTGAGCTTTTCAGCCACGGACAGAGCAGTCGCGGCAGCGAGGCGGCGGCTGGATGCGTCGCGGAAGGTGACGTTCTGACGGCCGAGCTCATCGACGAGATAGTTGGTCACGTCGTTGAAGATTTGCGGATTGGTCATCGCGCCCGTACCGAAGCCGGACGGACCATAGGTAACGAAGCCAGCATCCTGAAGCTGCGTGCGTTCGTCGAAAGTCCACGGCGACGTGCACGACTGCGGAATGCGAATGCAATCGAGGCGACCGTTTTCCGGACCCTGGATCGAAAGCTCCGGATTGCTGCATGCGGTGCAGCACGACTTCGCCACGAACGCTGCGAGCGTCAGGTAGGGGAGGTCGTAGCTGTTCAGCGCATAGGCCAGTCGGCTGAGAACGGCGGCATTGTTGCCGGTCGCGAGGACCTGCCCCAAAGTGCCGACGTTATAAACGTAGCCGTGACCGAAGCACTGCGGCTTGGAGCAATCCCAAGCGTCGTCAAGATACGCCTGCAGAATGTCCTGATTTTCCGTGTCCGGGCCAAGATAGCCGACGCACGAATAGCAGCATTCGCCAGCGAGATCGATGAGGTTCGGCATGACAGGCACGCCGACGCCTTCGGTCGTACGGACTGTGGTGAAGGTGACGCCGCCCGGCGCATAATTCCTACGGCCCGACCAATTGTAGATCGGGTTGAGGAAGTTGCCGATTTCGCCAACGTTGCGAGCCGTCCAGACGACAGTAGCGCCGACTGCTGTTGCAACGTAGGGGAAGTCGAGCGAGACGGCGGCGGCAACGCGCGTTGCGATCGCGGCAGCGGTGTCGCCTGCCTTAACCGAAACATCGATATTGTAGTCGCCTTCGCCGAGGAACAGCGTGAAGCGACCATCGGAGGTTGCCGGGCCGGTAATGGTCGAAGTGTAGACCGCCGCAACGTCGTCCTCGCCGGACGGGTCTGCCAGACCTACGGCAAACAGCTGAACGTTGTTGGGGCACTGGCATAGTACGCGGCGCAGCGCCTCAGAAAGCACAGAGCCGCGACCGAACATGTCGCCCAGATCGCGCTCGTTGTTGACCTGCTGAATGCTGTCCGGAATGAAATCATTCGAGCCTGTATCGAGGCCCTGACCGACGATGAGTACGCGGCAAGCGCCATCATAGAAGTTCAGCGACGGGTCGATGCAGAGCCGGACAAAGCCATTGGAAAGAATGTCCTGAGCCATTTGTGGTTCCTCTTAAAGTACCGTGCTGGAGCCTTCATCGGGCTTTGCGGGTTTCTGCTTGGGCTTGGAAGTCGGCGCAGCCGGTTCTTCCACGATGTCGCCGTGGAAATCGATGAGGCGACGAATGTATTTCGTCTCTTCGACTTCTACGTACCTGTCATGCGGAATACTAGCGCCGCCACGCGGAGCTGTAAAGGCCAGACGGCCCGGAACTGCTTTTACTGACACATATTTCACGGGCATCGTTGCCTCCTTAGCAATCGTCGCAGACCTTGGTCGGGATTGTCATCTTAAATCCCACGTTCTTCTTCCCCAAGATCATCAACGGCTCTTGGGGAGCCTTACAGTGATCGTACCTATGCTGCAACACGAACGTCAGCATGGTAGCAATTTCCGAGCTTTCCAGGTCCATGCGCATGAGCTGGACTGGCCAGCCGCGCGGGCTCCGGTAGTCAAGAATGAAATCTACGAAACGATCTTGCAACGGGTCGTAGTCGTAGTAAGACCAGAACGGACTTTCCTTGTCGCCTTGCGTGATCTTGTTGCTGGCGAACCAGAACTCGACGACGATCGTTTCCTGAATTTCAGTCGGTTTGTTGGTCTCGCGGAAGTGGACGTAATTAATGTCCTGCAAGGCCAGCATACCGATCGGGAAGGAAGGCACATTGGAGCGATTGACTTCCATTTCCGAAACAGCGATGATGCGTCGCTTGAATTCTGGGAGCAAGTCGCGCAACTTGTCAGCAAGATCGAGGATAGTGGAGTTGCTTTTAACTTCAGACATATTTCCAGCAGACCCATCCCTTGAGGCGTGCCAGCGTGCGCGGCGCGACCAATTTCAAAATATCGTCTGCCATGCGACGACGAGCCATCTTCCGAGTGCCCTCGCGGAGGAACTTGGAATAGAACATATTCGTGCCGACCGAGGCTTTGGTGGCATTGCTATCAGATCTGACAGACCGAGCCAATGCTCCGGTCTCGTTGGCGGGAAATTCCCCTGCTCTCGACGCTTGATGTCTGCCATGTTTGCGATGGTAAATCCGGCCGGTCTTGGGAGGAGAAAGAATACGTTTCTTGTATTCCTTCTCCATGTCCTTGGCAGCAAGGCGTAGAAAACTTGTCGTGACCCGGCGGTCCCGGAACGCAATGAAATTTCGCCAAGGGGTGAACACGAACCTCAAATCTCGATCCCTTCTGGGACCCCGAGAAAGCGACCCTCAGTCTCTCCGGCGGTTATTGGTTCAAGGATATTATCGCCGCGCTCCATGAGACGGCATTCAAATTTCCAGTATTGGGAAGTCTCGTACTCATCGCCCGAGAACAAAATCTTGAACCAGCGCGGCGGAGACTTCAAGCGGGCTTCATACAGCCACGCAGCCACGGAATACTCGACGTCCGGATTATACCGCATGCGAATGAAATGCGTGCGACGATCCCGTTCTTCATAGATGGAATGGCCGTCAGCCCCAAAGGTCTGGGTCCTGCGCGGATCGATCATAGCCCATCCCTCGAATAGGGAACGACGCTGGAAGATCAGTTGGCCATTGACAACGACATCCTCGTTCCGGCACACATGGAGCCGGTGCTTGAATTTCTTCAGGATGCGGGTGTCAACTGTTAGACCCATATCAGACCTTATATGTCATCCAGCTTTCGATCGCGCCAGACGCCCATGCTCCGTTGTTGGTGCCGATGAGGCCGGTCTCAGTGGTGCCGAGCCGGTTGCGGACGGTCAAGAGCTCGTCGCCGGGATTGGCAATGGCCCAAGTGATGAACTTCAAGCAGCCGTAGAGCAGCGTCGAAGGGATGTCCTCTATCGTTCGATATCCCGTGACATATTGTGTCCGTAGATCAAACTCGAAGCCCTGCCCTTCGCAAGCGCAGCAATTGGCAAAGTTCATGTTGCACGCATCGGCCGGAACGTCAACCTTGCGGGAGTTGCGCTTGAGCGGAATACGCTTGCGCACCTTTCCGGCAGTCTCCATAATATTGACAACATTGTCAACAGGTAGATAAGACAGCCGAATGCGGTGCGAGCGCGCATGGAAATTGCGATCGCTTCCCGGAATTTTGAAGCCTTCCGCGACAAGCGCCGTGCCGGTGATGACGCGACCAGTGTATAGCTCGGCCTGCTCAAAGGCGGTAGCACGATATAATACGATCTGGTCGTCCGTCACCGTCGGAGTGTCGTCCGTCTTGGTATGCTCACGGATCGTGTCTATGGGGAGGATTTTCTCCTCCTCATAATCAGTCCGCGTCAGGCGCTCGATATAGCCGCCGATCATCGGTATTCCTTAGCACTGCCCGATAGTGATATCGTAGCAGGAGATATGAATATATTCGTTGCAGTTGCAGTCCGTTGCGGGCTGCTTGATTGTCAGGCGGTACTTGTCCCCAACGATTGCGCCGGGGCTGGCGACCAGCGTGAAGCTCAGGTCGTCGGCCTTACTGACGTTCACTGACTTCATGTCGATAGCCAGCTCTTTCTGGAATGGCTTGGCAGGCAGCGGGTCTTCCGCGCCGTTCGCACTGACGCCGACAATGACCTGATTGACGCGGGTCTTGGCTCCGTTGCTGGTCTTGACCCAGAACGTGTCATAGCCTGCGAAACCGAGCGTCGGCGTGTAGAGAAAGGTGCCGTCAGCATTCACTTCGACTTCACCGAACTTGGGTTCGTTCAACTGATCGATCGAGAACGTAAGATCGCCTTCCAGCGGATCAGACGCATTGGTTGCGACGGAGCCATTAAGCGCGACATTGAACGCCGTGCTGAAATAGTAATTGGTATTGACCGGCAGACGTGTGTCCGGAGACTGCTCGTGCTTTTCCAGCGCGTAGTCCGTCCGGTCCGTCAGGCCGCGAGCATTAAGGCCGAAGGCCCATGCCGAATAGTTTATCTCGAACTTGTTGCGCTCGCCGGGCCGGATCGATGCGGGCTGGCAGCAGCACGTATTGCAGACATCCCCGCCATTGGTGGGATATGCGTCACGCGGGTCGGCATGGAAATAAAGCATCGTTGGCCCCAAGCATTAGAGAAAAGGCCGGAGGTTAATCCGGCCTCTGTTTGTTCGAGAGCATTACGCTTCCGGGTCTTCGACGACTTCTTCCACAGCGGGTTCTTCCGGAGGAACCTCCGGGCACTGATAGCACGGCATGGAAGCCAGGACCAGAGTTTCGCTGGTATCGCAGTCGCTCTTGCAGCGGCCGAGTGCGGGCATTAGAGCAGTCCTTTCTTCGCTCTGGTCTTCTTGGCGGGCTTTTCGTCCGCCTCGTCGACCGTTTCTTCTTCAGACGAGCCGTCGCCGGTCTCGCCGTCGGTTTCCTCCGTGGAGTTTTCCTCCTCGGAAGTGCCTTCGGAGGAGCTAGCATCTTCCTGCGAATGATCATTGTCGCCGGTGGCTTCCTGCTCTTCCTGTGTCTTTTCTTCCTCGGGCTTTTCCTCGCCCTCAGAGCCGCCCGTAGGCGCGTTTTGTGTGCCGCTGGCTACTTGGGGTGCCGCCGCCTGCTGGACCGCTTCCTTGGCCTGCTCCGTGGCGTCCTGCGCATTTTCCTGCGCTACCTCCGGCACGGGTTGCGGTGCGGGCGGTATGCTAACCGGTGCCGGGCTCAGCGCGTCCGGGTGGAGCTGGTCGATCATGTGGTTCCAGCGAAGAAGTTCTTCGTCTGTGATGTTGCGCGCGTATCCGCGATTGAGCAGGATGATGGCGACGTGCTGGTCAATGACCGCAATGCCATCTTCCTTGCGCCAGCGGATCGTGATCGGCGGCTCGGCAGGCTTCACATGGAATGAGAAGCTGTAAAGGTCAGACGTTTCCGACAGGTGGCGCTTGAAAGCAACGGCGAATAAACCGGAGCGCGTTTCCGCGATATCGTCTGAGCGTCTCTGCAGTCTTTCCATAGCCTTTGATCCTTGCTCTGACCCTTGGCTCATCTGAACGGTCGCATTCTTGGACGAGCTTGAATTCTTGGTCGGTTTCGGAGACGAACTCAACGGATATGCGAGAACGTCTTTCAGTAAGACGGAAGGCCACAGGGGAGAGGAGTTTAGGTTTATCATCACCTTGTGCCGCGATATAGTCTTCGTTTATGTAAGGGCTGAACTTGTCATCACCGCTGCGTGCCCAAACGGTAACTCGCCCCAAGTCCATGCCTTTCCGGAGCCGAAGAGAAATGCGGACCGTATGACCGGCCCGCACCTTACCTGTCGTAGCAAGATCGACGCGCATTAGTAGACGCGCTTCGGTCCCGTCATGAGGGCAACGGCGCGCACGTTCGCCCCGCCCGAGATGTGACGCAGCGAAATCCAGCGACCTTCCTTACAAGCCGGTGCAACCGGGCAGAAGGAATTCGGCTGAGTGCCGATCGGCAGGGTGATCGTTGCGATATCGGTGTCTGCGATGGATGCATCGCAAGTCGGCTTTTCGGTGGCGTCGACGCCAGCGCCCGCGACGCACGGATCACCGTTGGCGTCATCGTGGAACTGGATGGCAAAGACTGCCGGAGCGGTCAGTGCCTGCGTGACTTCGAAGATGAAGCCGAAGTCGATGAAGTTGTGGATGCGGCGCGGGAACGACGTGGTGCCGTTCCAAGCGATCGCTGCGTTGGCCTGAATGCCGGGATTGTTGAGCATTTCTCTCTTTCCTCAATCTAGAACGAAAGGATGGCCCCGAAGGGCCGATCCCGGCTTAGGCGGCGTACAGGGTGCGACCAGCAGCGCAGCATCCGACGAACGCGCCGTCTTCTGCTCCGAGCTGGTACTTGGCGCACCACTTGGTCGAGCCGCCGACCCACTGTTCCATCGTCAGCGGCTTGCGGTTGACGATCTTGTAGGCGGTGTCCCAATTCGCAGCCGCCGCAATGAATGCACCCGGCAGGAACGGATTGGCTGCATCGCCTCGCGTATTGTTTTCCGTCGGGTCGGGAAGGCAATTCGAGATGCGGATGCGTTCGTCGGCGCTTTCCGGCGAGTAGCTCATCAGGCCGTCACCGAAGATGAAGCGACCATTGGCGTCAACGGCCGAAGCCAGATAGCCGAAGGTGTTCTGGTGCATGACCGGAAGAACCGTGCCATATTCGATCGGCGCGGACGAAAGGAACCGACGCCAATCCTGATGATTGAACCTGCCGGCGATCGAGGGCGTCAGCTTGGTGAAGCAATCAGCGGTCAGCCAGCCTTCCGGCTCGTTGTCGCCGTCACCGACCATGGTGGCGCGGTTGCGGTTGATCCGGTAGGAGCGAGCCGCTGCCTGGAGCATGAAGGTCAGGAAGTCGAAGTTGGCTTCGTCGAGAACCTTCTTGGTGAAGCAGAACATGCCGCGCCAGTCGTAGGTCTTGCCGTTCAGGAACTGAATGTTGCCGTCACGACCGAGCGGAGCGTCGCAGTTCGCGTCGCAGCCGTACTCGCCGATTTCGCCGTAGTCGACGATCTGCATGTACATGAACTTCGAGCGGCTGACCGAAACCTGACCATAGAGGTCGAGCAGGCTGGCGCACTCGATGTTGCAGTCCAGGGTCAGGCCGAGGATTTCAGGTGAGAAGAAAGCGGTATCGAGGCTGGCGGCGTCGTACGCCTTGCGCTCGTATTCGCTCATCAGGCCCTTGATTTCTTCGGGCTTCTTCAGACCGCCGTGCTGAACCATCTTGCGAGCCGCAGAGCGGTAGTCAGCAAGATTGATCAGGTTTTCCATGTCCGGCCGGAAGCTGTCTTCGGCGTCGGTGCCATGCTTGTTGATGAAGGCGCGCTTCTGCAGCTCGACGGCCATGGCGCGGTCGTTCGCGCTGAGGTCCTTTTCGGACTGGTAGATCGGCGCTTCGATCTGGCGCTTGACCATTTCGATCGCAGCTTTGGTTTCCTGGAGCTCGGCGGTCATCTTGGCGTATTCGGTCGTATGCTGAGCGACCGTCTTGGCCAGCTCGGCATTGTCCGTCTTGACGCCGTCGAAGTGCGTGTGGAGCTGCTTGTACTGGTCTTCGACGGCCTTCGTCATCTTCTCAGCGGCAGCGCTGAGGGACTTGAGCTCGCCTTCCAGCTTTTCGTAGTTCATTTCTTCGGCGGTACGAGTGTTCATGATATCCTCAGAAGGTGAGTGTGAAAGCCTTGCGAAGGCCCTCGAGTGAACTTTTGATAGAAGCTTCAGTCTCTTCCGCCATCAAGGCTTCCGGCTCCTGCTCTTCCTTCGGGGTGGTCACGGGTTCTGGTTCCGAGACCTTTGTCTTGATGAAGAGATGTGCGTGCTGTTGAACTTCCAGAGTTACCAGCCGCGCATCGTTCCTCGACTTGACGATCCCGTTCGAAACCAGCATTTTCTCGAACTCAGCAAGCGTGCTGCAGATGTTATCCTCTTCTTCAAGGAGCGGAACGCCCATTGCTTCGAGCACGATATCTGCCGACTTGTAGAATTCCATAATTGCATCGGAATTCGCCGGGAATGGAACAATCGATACCTCAAACAGGTCACCCTTGACAAGTTCAAAGTAATCACGATCGTTAGCATCTTTACGAATGTTGTATTCCTGCAGGAAGAAGCCGACGGAGAAGCTCATGCCGCCCGTAGACTTGATAGCTTCATACATGTCAGCGGCATAGCTGATCTTGAGGTTCAACTGCGCTTCGATCCACAGCTTGTTGCCGCGCTGCTCCAGAACCTTGATCACGCCAGCGACTTGCGCCCAATCGTGGTTCAGGAGAAGCTTGATCCCTTTCGGTCCAGTGAGACCTCTGGTCGCAATCGACGCGTCAAAGGCTCCCGGGACGACTACGTCGCGGTAGCTATCGAGGGAGGGCGTCGAGGCCCAACCTGCAACATAGCCTTCCGGGATTTCGTCGCCGAGAGCTTTCTTGACGGCTTCCCATTCTTCCGGGCTAGCTTGCTGAAGATTGAGTTCCAGCGTTTTGGCCTTGGCCGGTCCCCGCTTCTGGCGGATTAATGGGTTTTTCATTTGCGTACCTTTCAGGTCCGGGTGGGAAGCCGCAGAGTACCCGCTTCTCGGCGTCCGTAAGGAAAGTCACACCTTGCAGCGTCTTCGCCTTATTGGCGCGGGCGTCTGCAAGACCGGCGATGCTGTCATAGTCGAAGAAGACTTTGCCGCCCGGCACGCCGATAGCTTCCGTAAGTCCTTCTGCGATTGGCCCCAAGTAGTTTGGGATAATATTGTCCTCGTAGAACGAGCGGCGCGAGCTTTCGTAGTTGCCAGCGAACTTGGCGGCGTCGGAAGAGCCGATACCTGCGAGCGCAACCGGAATGCCGAAGTTGGCATAGATGTTGCGCGACATGTCGTCCATCGGGATTTTGGAATGAATGTCTGAAAGACCATTATCTAGCGTGTCCACTTTCAGCGACGTGTTGGCAAGGAACAAAATGTTGCCCGCCTCTTCCGCCTCTGGCTTGCGATCCTCGATCTCATCAACGATTGCGTCCTGCTCATCCGTAGTCAGGGTCTTCTCGCCGGAGATAATGAACTTCATGTTCGGCTGACCGCTCGCAGTCTCGACCGCGCGCTGGAACAACAGACGAATAATCTCGGTTGGGCCACCAATCGCATTGAGGGGCGTATTGCTGCCCTTCATGTTCAGGCCCTTGCCGTTGATCACTCCGTCTTGGTCTGGGGTGATGTATTCGTAGCCGAAGGCTTTCGTGAAAGTTCCATCAAATTTTGGGTCGACCTGACGGCGCGTTTGTAGATTTTCTTCTCCACTTGGCCCGTAGGTATAGCCGGTGATAATTCCTCGCTTGTCCGAGACGGTTTTGAACCATTTCTGGGATAGGGGGTAGAGCGCATTTGGTCCTCCAAACGCAGAGGCACCTACCTTGACCGCGTAGCGCCCATACAGCGCCTTATTGAGGGCGATCCAGTATCGCATCTGCGAAGCTGTCATATTTTCGTTCGGGCTGTCCAGCACGGCCTGGATTTGCTCGATCACTTTCGCCGAAACTTTGGTCTTGCTTTCGGGGTCCTGAGCAAAATACCAGCGAGTGTCCTGAACTGCCAGCCCAATTTTGTTGACACAGCGCAGAATGACCGGATGGTGCATTGCTCGCTCAGCTTCAACAACTTCTTTGTACGTAATGCCCGACCGAGCAGCGCTGGTGCCGAACTGCCGGATCACATAGCGCGAAGGGTCGGAAAGGAGATCACGGACCGGTCTGGCCTTGGCGCGAAAAAGATCGAGTATGGCCATCAGAACTTGAACCTCTTAATCTGCGTCTTCATGTTTGAACGCACATCTTCTGTGGCATATCGGACCGCGTCCCAGCCATGGTTATCACTATCACAAAGAACGGGCAAAACTTTCTTAGTCTGTTTATCAGTCTGCCAGCTGTAAAGCCGCGCCTCGTTCTGCATATTAACGCATTCTGGAGCTATGACAATTTCATAACCTTGCAGCCAAGTGACGCCGGTTTTTACACTACCAGCTCCCTTTTTAGATGCAACTACGTCAAATCCCTTTGTGCGCAGATATTGGATGTCTTCCGGACGCGAGCTGTCACCGACAATTTTGAAGCGACGCGAGCCATTCACTACGCCCATCATCTCAGGCAGATCGGTAAGGGAGAATTTCCCGTACATCTCTTCTGCGATATAGAGTTGCTTGGTCTTTTCGAAGACGTAGACTTTGATCAGCGCCGAAGGGTCGCCGGAGAAACCGAAGTCCAGCCCGTAACGAGGGCGATCCATTTCCGTGACCTGAAGGCGACCGACCTTCCAGTTCGTGAACACGCGGCTGTCGTCAAGCTCGTCATAGTCCCCAAGCCAAATATGCTTGTATCGCTGATAGTTCGCAAGGCGCATGCGCTCCATATCAGCGGCCATACGACCTTGATAGAACCAAGGATTGTCCTGTATGCCGACGCGCTTGATGTAAGAATTCTTCGGAGGGTGCGCGCCCCGGAATAGGTCGTCAATAGGATCATCCGCCAGCACCGGGTTCCATGAAGCCCAGATTTCAGCGCCGGGTTTACGGATGGTCGGAATGAGGATTTCCAAGCTGTCGCTGGAAACGTTACGCGCTTCTTCGATCCAGAATATATCGATATCGTCGAGGGACTTAAGGCTGTCCTTATTGCGCTCGAGACCGACGAAAGTGAAACGGCTTTCATTCCGACGATGGACGATCTCATTATGCGTTACATTGAAATCGCGGTTGAGCCCCAAGGCTGTAATGCGATTTTCAATGGTAGACTTAGAGCTGTCCCTGATCGAGTTCTGAAACTGACGACCGCATACGATACGGAGCCTGCGATTGCTTGACATTGCCGCAAGCGCAGTCGCCATGGCGTATGATTTGCCCGAGCCGCGACCGCCGTACAACGCCTTATAGTCGTACGGCTGGAACAGCGGGCCGAA